GTTTGACCCAACCAGCGAACAAAGATACGCAGATGAAAAAGGAATCGCCCTCCCAGATGGGTATGTTGCACACTCTGCACGGGCTGATGCACAACTAACCAGACTGGTTTGGCTATCCCTTAACCAATGACCAAACGCAACCCGGCTGACTCGCCTGTTCTACTTAACTGTGGGACAGGTTTTTTTGTGCAATCTCCCAACCTTCATCTAAATATTTTTGGGCTTCTGAATCTTTTACAGTAACAGTGATTTCCTCATACTCTTGTACGGTTTGCGAAAGGTGAATATCTCCGAGCATCACTATATCGAACCCGTCGAACACTGATGGGTGTACACCATGTTGAATAGTTATGAGGTCTGTCCTCGAACCTATTAAAGGGCCATGATGCAGCGCTATTTTAAACTCACCTTCAATGTCTTTTGCATAGACCCACTTATCTGGGCTATCAGTTATTCCAAAATGAGAAAAGACAGTTCCATTTAGTTCGTAAACTCCACTTGCTTTCCAATAGTGAAGATTTGGATGGTTCATAGCATCTACAACAGGAGTTAAAGCATCTAACCTGTTTTGGTTAGATATGTTACAGTTCCCGGAAATGAATATAGTATCACTATTCCTTATGAGCAAGTTACTATTGGGGACTTCAAGACAATAAACATAGTCATCGAATGGCACACTTTGGACTGTACTAATACTTGATGTATTTACTCTATTATTCAAATTTACATAAAGTACTAATTGTTTTTTTCCCGATTTATACCCACTTCTAAGATGCTCTGATTCTGAATAAACTGCTTTACCTCCACACAAATGCACAATAGTCTGTAACATTTTAACAGAAAATTGCGAAACTCCCACACATCTATACCCTCCACTACTATTCTTAGAACCACCACCATTTAAATACCCTATCAAAAAATTATTTAGAAAATAAAAATCATGTGTTAATATACTATTAGGAATTTCCTTAACTCCACTAAAAAATTCGTATATTCTTTTTGCTAACTGTCCATAGATGCAAATCGTTGTAACTCCGCTGTAAACCTTTACATTATACTCATAGTTTAAGTCTGTTAGTAAATTACACAGGTAAGTTATCTTTCTTTCTTTTTTAAACCTATATTGAATCCTTACTGTGCCAGTTTTAGCATTCTTTAAGACAAAAGTAGCATCAGCAAAACTAAACCCCAATAAAGCAGCAAAAGAGTCAACACTGTTTTTAGATATTACCCCATTCAAAGGTATCTTTGCTTTTTTTGGTAATATTAAAGCACTTTTTTTATAATATTTGTTAGGTTCATTAAATTTATAAAGCATTTGGTGTGTGGGGGTTACTAACATATCAACATATTTCCCTTTGATGTGTATCATATCCCCTAAATACTTTCTTTTGATGTAGGATATAGGTTTTTGAAACTCCACTCTGCCTGTAGTTTCATTAAAGGTGGCTACTTCAAAATCATAGTTTTCATCAACAAAGTACTTCAAACTAACCCATCCGGCTTTCGTTAAAACTTCGTGGAAACCCTCAAAGCAATCATGGTTTCCGGGGATTATAACTGTTGTACAAGTATCAGCACAGTCCTTTAAGAACCTCGAAACTACTTGGAAAAGTTCTGGGGACATCTCTGTTTTAGAGTGCACAACGTCACCTCCTATGAATATTACCGAATTTTCGTCTTTGTGTTTTTGTACATAGAGTATAAAATTTCTAAGTACACTGTTAAATTCTTTGTGCCTTTGGTATAGCCGGAAGTGGATGTCACTAATGTGAAAGATTTGCGAAATTCTTGAACCCATTTTTATCTTTTTGAAAGATTATTTTGTAAGTGTATTTGTTTTGATTGCAGTAGTTTTCTCCCGCAATTATTTTTGCATTTAATTTGTCAACATCCTCTTCATACCCTTTAAGTTCTATTAACAATATTATGCCATCAACAAGGTTTATCAGGAAGTCAGGCCAATACTCGTGAACAACTCCATTAAACTCGTATTTTATGAATATTTTATGTCTCTTAGTCCAAAATATCACATTCTCTTGTTTATCTAAAAACTTCATAAACCTAAGTTCGTAACCATAATGGTGGTACTCATTATCCTCTATATACTTGTTGAAATAGTTACCAACTTTAAACCTTTTATGGCTTTTGACACAGTCTGGATTTTCTTTTACATAGTTTGCTAATCTATTTTTATACTCTTCTGTGCTACATATAGGATTTAAACTTCTCGTATGTAAAATCTTAGCGATAGTTTCTTCCTTTGTAGTATCCTTTAGAGTCCAGTGGTTTTCTTTCATTTTATTTTTTGTTTTGGCACTCTTAGGCTTTTTTGCCCTCTCGGATAATGCGTCCTTAAACTCTTGTGTATACTTTCCTTTTGGCATTTTGTAACTCTTGCCGTTTTTGTGCATATTTTCAAACTGCTTCTTACCATTTGAAGACAGTTCATCCTTTAGGTTGGGATTGTTTACATATTTAAACAGTTGGCCGCACTCATAACTGCAACTTTTTTGAGTTTTGTATTTGCTTTCAAACGTACTATTACACACAGGACATACCCTACAATACATTGTTATACCCGTTCTTCTGTTTAACCTTGACTCTTTCTTTGCACACCCACAACTTTTTCTCCTTTTCAACTGTCCTGCTGTCTCGTAGACAATATTCCCACAATCACACAAACACTTCCACTTTTTGATGTCATTAACGTATTCAACTTCTATGGTAGTTAATTTACCGAATCTAAGTCCTTCCGAAATTACTTCTTTCATACGTTAATAATCTATTACTTTATATATTAAATTATGTTTCTTTGCGTTGTCTATCATATTCTTTGAACCTGACGATTTTCCGTCCCAAAAAACTATGCAGTGGCTTGCTATTTTTGCCATCTCTTCGCTTCTAAGTGTCCCTGCTGCCGAGTTATATGGCTTTCCTTGTTTGTTATACTTTATCCAAACTTGAGGACAATCTAAGTTATCCCAGTCTGCTAGCATTTCTACCACTGGAAAATCCCATTCATGGGCGAACCTTTCTCCGAGGGTATCTGCGCCACTGGCTTTACCTGATATTATGGCTATTTGTCCGGGTTGACCATCGTTTTCGAGGATAAACTTCATTACCTCTTCCTTTAAGAGGTCGTAGTCATTAAATTCCCTGCCCCCCGCTATTATTAGTTTCATGTCTGTAAAAGATTAAAAGCAACAATACGAATATTGAGTATGAATAAAAGTTTGGAGGCAAGTAACCCCCTGAAAATAGCATTATAATACCAAGAAGTGCTGCTGTTACTAATCCAGCCGAAAAAGCAAGGGAAAAGTAAAACATCAGAGAGTTTTGTCTCATTTAAAATGGTTTGTAGTTGTTTATATGTAATGGGTCTGGGTTTAGCAACATCAAGTCGCAAACCTTAGCCCGGATTATTTTTTTCGTTTTATGTGTCTTCAAAAAACAATGAATCCCATCTGTATCAAAGCACTCAAGTACCCAAACACAACCAGCATTAGCCCAAGATAGATGATACTTGTTCCCTATCGTAGGCTTTGTGATTTTTTCAAACTTGTCTCCGAGATTTTTGATTTTAATCAGTTGTCGCAAATGTCTTTTGTGAGTAGTTTGGAAATGTTTGAGTTTCCAGAACTCGAACCTTGGTGCGTTGCGTCAGTTTTTCCCTTTACTGCCGCTTTTCCAGTTTTAACGTTTAAACCCCTTTCATACCCGATACAGTGAGGACATCGCCAAACAATCCAATCTCCGTCACGGTGACTGGTGCAACGGTGTGATTTTCCGTTGATGGGTGTTATTTACACAACCTGCTCAATATGTTGAATTTGAAACTATCTGTTTCGGTTACCTTCTTTGCAGAATTTATGTGCTCCCATACCCTGTTGTGTCCGAGGCTGGTCGGGTCGTGGTACACGGGACGCCCTTCTTTTTTTGTCGCCCCCTCATCTAAAGGAAATTCTGTAATGAAAACCTCTATGCCGTGTTCTGCAAACCATTTACTATATTTCATTATCTCTTTTACAGCATCACCGTCAAGACATAGGTAGATTACACTTACATTTTCGTCAAGTATCTTGTTAAAGAGCGACTTGCTTATCTGCTTGCCGTTCAACGGTACAGCGTTTCTCCTCACAACAATTGCATCCAGCCTTGACTCGACAAGCACAATAGGTTCAGACCAGTTAACCAACCCTTCGTCGTACACATGGTCTTTATCTACGCCTGTCGGCGCGGAGAAGGCGAACATTGGATTTTTAAGGTAACTTCTGGCCGTGAAATACACCAACGAACCGTTAACGTCATAAAACGGAAAAATTACCATGTCACGGTACTTCCCGGTCTCACAGTAGCCTATTCGATACTTGTAAAAGTCGAGGTCTGTCAAACCCCTTCCAAGCAGGTAATTTTTAGCCTTATCATAAAACAATCCTGCCCCCCCCTTCCAAAGAGGCTTATACTCTGGTGGAAGCGATAGGGCTGTTTTAGCGGACTGAAACTTTGAACTTGATTCCACGAACAGAGACTTGGCCTTAGATATGGCCGTGTTGGGGGCAGACAGTTTGTTTAGCAACACTGTGACCTTGCTCCCGTTTACCCCACAGACCCAACACTTCCATTTCCCGGTGCCAATGCTGACTCCGAGTTTTGGTTTGTGGTGATTGCAGAACGGACATTGAAATTGGTAATAGTCCCTGTTCGCTTTATGGCCTTGGCCAAGAAGCGACTCAAGTAGGATTAGTTTTTCGGGCATGAAACGTCTTTTACCGCAAAAGTATAAACCTTCTGTTAAAAAACCAAGCCATTAACAAATCTTTTGCAATCCCATAAGAATTTGTTCTCGACTCCCACACTCAATCAAAAAAACTTTCATATAACTTTAAACTGTCTAAATCATGCCCCTTTCAAAAAATCACCTAAAATCACAGTAATATCCTATTTTAACATTGATATAATTAATTCTTTAAACTCGCTTGTAATTTTTACATTTCTAAACTGGCCACTACCAATGGAATTGTTGTAGTAAGTGTCATCTGTTAGGACATCACATTTTATTTGATATATTATTTCGCACAGATTTGTCTGTCCCTTTGTTGGACAAAAGCAAATTATCTCAAATTCAAAGTTCTCCTTCCCAAACCTTTTAATGTCCTCAAGCAGCGGTTTACAACTGCCCATGTAATCGCGCCAGTTGCTCTCTGCGCGACTTTTTTTCTTTTGAGTCTTCTTTATCCCACTCTTCAGCGTTACGCGCTTGGTGGTCGTTTTAGCGGATGTTAGGTACTTCCTTCCGATATATCTTTTTCCGTCCAGTTTTGAAGTTATTTTGTAGACAAACCCGAACGAACCTTCCGGTATCTCGAAGTCGTCAACCCCTTTGTAAGTCCAATTACTCATTGTTGCTTTTTTGGTGTTTAATTTTATTCTGGCAGCGCTATTCCCGCAAACCCTGTCAATACCCTTCTAACGTGTAGAGGGTATTTGTAAACTGTAAATGTTCCGGGGATGTTGTCAAGCACGACCCCCCTATGCGATGCTTCTTTAGTTGGGGAAGATAATGCCCTTGCGTCGAGGGAAGCCAACAGGTTGTGCGTGTCTGTGCCCCAAATACTGCCACCCCCTTTGAATAAAACTTGTTCAGGTGTTTTTGACACGGGGGTGAGTATTGTGTTTGTAAACTTTTGATTGACCCACACAAAATTTCCATTCAAATCTGTGTGCCACATAGCAAACGGTATATCTTCGGTAGAGCCTTCTAAGATTTTTACACGATTTTCAAGTTCTTTGTTCTCTTTCTCAAGGTCATCTATCTTTTTGTACAACCTTTGTATTTCTTCGTTCAATCTCTGGTTTATTGTGTCGAAGTCTGTCCTCTTCTCTTTTTTTACGTTTGTGTAATAATCAAGTACTTTAAAGACAGCTCCACCGCCCAATGCAGTTGCTCCATACTCAAGCATAGTTTGTATATCCAAAACCTTCCTCCTTTTAACTTTTTTACAAAGTCTTGTATAAATATGTTAAAAAGAAGCCACTGCTCAACAATTTTAAATAAACAAACAAGTTAAAACATTGTTCACAATTAAGCATCCCATTTTACAGATATATAAATCTGCCCTTTTCTAATCTTGTTCTTATGTAAGTTATACTTTTTTTAAAATGAGTTGCTGCAACTTTTATAGACTCAAAAACTTCACCAGTTTCTAAGTTTTTAATTTTTCTACTCCTTGCTTTACTTATTTTAAGTCTTGCTTCTTCTGAGTGTGTTTTTCCAAATAAAGGATGATTTATACCGGATGTTAATCCCTTTCTATTTTTACTCATTTTTAAAATCGACTCTTCTTTATGATTCTTTCCAAACATTCCATTGTCAATACCTGTATTTGCTTTTGATATTTTTTGTTTAGTTGACTCTGACACTTCTTTTCCGTACATCGGATTTTTACTACCAATATTACTGCCTTTTCTAAGGTCGCTCATTTTTAATTTAGTTTTTTCGCTATGTTTATTGGTTCCATTTTTTATTTTTGTGGTTTTCATTTTATCAATAGATTCTGGTGTGAAAACTCTGCCTTTCATTGCTTTAGATAGTTTTTCTCTTAAATCAACAGGAGAATCTAACCACCTTTTTATATGATTTGCGGCATATATATTTCGTTTATATTCTATCGTGTTTTCTGAAAAACATTCAGCCAATATCAAATGAGCATCAAAATGGTCTTGATATGATAGTAGTATTATATTTTCTGCTTCATTACTTCCGCCCATGAATTTTGGTATTATATGGTGTCTGTGAGTATTAATGTTTGAATAATCTTTTAATGAGCATTCAGTCATAAAGCGACTATACTTTGTTATGTTAAATTCTTTGTATGTAATCATGGTTAGTCAAGAGTCAAATTTTACTGTTATTGAAATATCCACGTCATCGCGCATTTGCAAAGGTTGACTCAATTTTGCTATGGCAACAAGTTCTCTCTTTTCGTTGTACAGCCCTATCGCGGTCGCATAGGGAAATAGAGCGCCTTCGGCAAGGGAGCCTGTCATTTGGTCAATGATAAGGTCCGTGTACGGGTTTTTCAATGTGCTTGGGTTTTGAGACAGGTTAAAACTTCCGGCCGGTATCCTAACCAAACACTCATACGAGTAGATGACGTGTGTTGACCTAAATCTCAACGTCCAATCGCTCTCCATTAAATCGCTGTAAGTTTTTGATGGAGAAGTCAGCACAATGTTGCCTGATTTATAGAACACGTTCCCAACTACGGCTGTCTGATACATGCCCATAGAAGAAGAGTCCGCCAAAGTTGTTACAGTAGACGGGGAAAGGCCTTTGTTGTATATCCTTATCTCGTCTAAGTGTCCAAAATACGCAGCGGTCTGGTCGAAATCGTCAGAGCCAAAAATCAGAGAGTGCTTATTGACCGGGTGCCCCTTTACCTCTTGTCCGCTCTGTACCGCAGCGCCGTCCTGATACATAGTAATCATAGAACCTGACTTTACCGTGGCATAATGATGCCACCTGCCGTCACCTAAGTCAACAGAGCCGGACAATGTGAGCGTATTTATGCCATCGCTTCTGCTAAATCTTAGTATATTTGAAATACCCTGTACTTCAAACCTGTATGGATATACTGGCGTAGTTAGCGCCTCTGTTGAAGAAGATACGTGGTATTGCTGTTGAACCAAATCATTTTGGTTGTATTTGTCAAGCAATCCATATACTTGTTTCTTTATTACGGTGTTCTTTGAAATAACGGTAGCGCTGTCGTTTCCGTGAGGCTCGTACTTCAACCAAAATGATATTGTAAAGTCATCATCTTTTGTAAAGTTAAAGTCATCTCTGTTGTCGGTGACAATGCTGCCCCCTCCATCAAAATAGGCGCAGAAACCGCTTGACGTGTTGTTCAAGGGCACTCCCGTACTGATACGTAAGCCCCTCGCCACCGAAGGCTCGTCCGGGGAAAACGTGTTTGACTTATATGGTATGGCCCTTTTTTCAAAAACAGCCCCCTCAATACTCTTTGCGCCCCTGAAAGAGTCGTTAAAGCCCCAGTACGCGACAAGGTTATAGTTGTCCGAATAAGACCCCGTACTTAAACCGGTGTCATATATGTTTCCGTTCTTGTCGTCTGTAAGATAGTATCCAGAGGCCGTAAACTCTACCGAACCCGGCTTAATCGATTCTCCGTAGTCGAGATACGGAACAGATATGATGGAAGCGCTCACTCCAAGATATTTGTACGTAAATCTTGGATTGGCGTGTTCAAGTGTCCTATATTTGTCGTATGGAAACCTGTAATACTGCGAATCTATGCTACTCCATACCACAGCCTTGTAAGAGCCGTCGAATGAGTTAGTCTGGTAAAGCTTTTGTGAGTCAGTTCCGAGTTTTAGTTTCCCCGATGGGTATGTCGCGCTCAAGAGTTTGTACCCACTTCCTGTTTGTGGCATTGAACCTGAATAGAACTGCGACCTACGCCACAAAAACTTCTTGTGAACTTTCACAGGGGTTAGCGTGAAGTCCTGTGGGTAAACAGTGCTATAAACGTGCGGTATTGCCATACATTATACTTCGGTCGATAATTCTCTTTCAAGGTCGGAAATACCGGCATCTATCTTTTTTCCTTTTGACTGGATATGTGGTATAAACTTCCCAAAGAAGTTAACAATTTTGCCCCAAACACCGCCCACCCCTTCTGTGGTGAAGGACACGCTCGCTTTGACTTTTCCTATTTTTTCAACGGCTTTGAGCTCTGCTAAAATCTTGGCCTTAACGTCTTGGTTTACCCATTCCATTATTTTATCAATAACTTGTTCGTATTGGTAAGTTATTGGAGATGCCTGATGTCTGTTTATCTTCATCACAAGCCTTTCCAACTTCAATATCCTCGTCCCGTCTTTTTTCAACTCCTCTAAGAAATCCCACAACTGCTCTTTAAGGATTTCATCGGCCCTTCTTTGAATTGTGTCGAAATTAGTATTTTTCTTTATAGCCTCTATTTGTGCTTGGGCTGCTGCGAGTTGCTTTTGGAGTTCGCTTAGTTCCGTCAAGGCATCATTAATCTTTTTAGTGATCTTTGGGGCTTCGGTCAAGCTTGTCTTTTTCTTTTTAAACGACTCTTGTTTCGGCGCAAACTCTCTGACATAAGCCATATCGCCTATGACAACCACATGTCCGTCTTTTTGTAGATTTTCGAGCGCTGCTTCTACCATATTGCCGCCGCCTTGTGCTTGTAAAGTCCTCTTCAGCGCATCAACCTTTGCCCCCCTATACTTACAACCATATAGGTAGTTTATGACTGACGACCTTGTGTCGTCGCTGTCGTAATCGGAAAAATCCTCGCCAACCCTCTTAATCTCTTTCCTTATAAGCCTTTTTATCGTTTCTTCGAGTTTTATTGTCTTTTCCTTTCCAAGGTCAATTTCCTTTGGCTTTTCAGTATCCGGCGTTTTCTCCCTTTTATTTGGTTTTGGAGGAGTTGCTGCATCTGGAAGTTTGGTTAATTGGCCGTCCTTATCTCCAACAACAGTAAACCCTTTCATCATAGCAGCGTGTTTGGCAAGCTCTATGGTCTCGAACCCTACATTGGTAATACACTCTTCCTTATTGTTGTCGAGTTGTAAATATAACCAGTAGGTGCCGCCCTCTTTCTTTATTTTTACATCAATGCTCCTGTTGTCAACACCCTCTGAAATACGCCTTTTCAGCACTTTCTTTATAGAATTTAATTCTCTCTTTGTTAGTTTCATGGTTGATTCCATTGTAGTTTGCTTGTCCCATGACTCGTTATCGTCTGGGTTCGTTCCATTTTGTGCGCAATATGACTTTGTTAGAACATTTACCACTGCACTGCTATCCAATTCGTTATTTTTTCTGTCAACGGCATCTTCCCTATATTCAAACCCTTCTATTATTTTTCCGTTCTTAACAAGGTATAATTTATAATCTTTTTGGTTTATTTTTCTGATTGGCGCTTCCTTAACTTTTTTTTGGCATTAACTTTTCGACTCGTATTTTAACAATACCCCACTCTCTAAACTTAGCATTTTTTTATTTTAAACTATATTTTAAAGTGCTCATATCTATACCAAGTTGTCTCGATGCTAAGGTCACAATTCTTTTTTCGCGGTCATGGGCTTCCTTTCGATTTTGGCAATCTGCAATTATTTCTTTGGTAAAATTGTTTTTACCATACTTTTTAACCGCTTTCACAATGAGTGTCCCCTCCCATATAACCACCATTCAAGGTATTCGTCGAATGGATGCCTTAGTAGCATTTTCCGTTTACAAGATTTGTTATCTTGTAGAAACAATTGTACTTCTTTTTCATGTTATTCGTATTTTAAATCTATTTGGATCAAAGCCTCGTCAACATAACTTTTTAAAATAGGCTTACTGATTTTACCGACTGCGAGCAATTCTTTGTTTTCGTTATATAAGCCTACTTGCGTGATGTAGACTTTTGGGTTTCCGTAGAAGTCATCAACAATTTGGCCTTCACTTCCCGTTCGGTAACTTGGATTGTTTGTGAAGTTGTATTCTCCGTTCTTAACCCGTATGAAGTATTGCTCTATATACTCGTATTTGACCTTTCTGGCTTGAAATCCGAGGTAATCGCCGCTTGCGTCTGTGTACAGGGCTGAACCTGACAATGAAGTGAACAATTTCATGGCATTGTCCCCAGCCACATCACTTCCCGTCACTGTCAAGAAACTGGATGACATGTCAAGCAGGTCTGCATCGAGCAATATTACTCCGAGCCTTGGGTATGACAGGCCATAAACATGGGGTTGGGATTTGTTGTAAACACCGTCCTCAAGCGTACCGGACACTATGTAGTAAATCTCCCCCCCACGACCCACAAGACGGGCCTTTGATTCGCTTACGGTCTGATAGAACCCCGCGTATGCTTCTGCTGACAATTCTGTCTCTACGTTCAGTTTGGAGTCGTCTATCAACCTTAAGATATTCCCCGCTGCTCCGAGCCTTACATTAGAACCGGTGTGAGCGTTCCTGTTTCCGTTGCCGGCAAGGAATTGTGAGCCGGACAGCGCGTGAAGGTTTAACTCCAAGTTCCCCTCATCCAATCTGTCTCCGAACCTGTCTCTGTTTACGTCAATGGCATAGAAGTGGTTTATTATCTTAGAGCCTATCCTGAAATGTCTTTCAGTTGGGCTTAGACACAGGCTTCTGTATTGTCCATAAACTGCATTACTTGGGGACATCCAATCATATCCGCCCAAGTCCCTGCTTCCGCTTCCATCAATGTGCCCGTATGCAATGGAAAAGTGTTTATTTGGCGCGCAGTGAGAGTTGCATGGCGTTTGATAAACAGTCCTTCTATAGCTTTCGCTTGTTTCCGTACTGCAAGTGAAGTAAGTGACCATATTTCCTACCGCACCTCCGGTTGCGTCCTGCCAAATGCCATAGTAAACCTTGTTTACCTGTGTCGGCAGTTTGTCCCCTGTCGTTAGCCTCGTGTAGACTTTACCAGAAGCAATCTCGACAGGAGGCGCCGGTGGCGTTGGTATTATTGGCGGAACTGGCGCTGATGGCGGTGGAGGCGGCGGTGTTGGCGGGATTATCACAGGCGGCTCTGGCTGTGTTGGTGGCGGAGGTACTGGAGCTGTCAATTCCAACATTAAATCGTCATAGTTAACCCCTCCCCTATAATCGTCAGCCTGTACTTGAAAGACATATTGCCCATTTATGGTTTCTATATCTGTTCTTCTTATATTATTAGAACTTACCCACTGTATTCCGTCATATTCCTGAACATTTATAGCCCAACTTGTCCCCTGTACAAATATAGGAGCTGTGTAAGTATCCGGGTATGTGCCGTTACCTGTTATCGCACCCGTTATCACAAACCTCTGTGGCTGGTCAATCGGTTGCGTAATCAACCTTACTGTCCAATTACCCTGTATGCTTATTGGCATTTATGTTCTCTTATTTAATATGACCAAGAATCAACTTTAGCACCTTTTAGCCCGCTTGCCCCACATCTATTGGCAGTATTAGCCCCTAAAGTGTTTCCATAATTTCCTGAATATGTTACGCTCTTTCCGCTCTCGTCGTAATTGCCCACCTTATATTCAACCCATCTGACTACAACATTGTTGGGCAGTTCTTTTGGCCCCTTACCTGCCCCTCGAACCATTCATCTGATTTAAAGGACTGGGCAGGCTATTTTATAGTGCGTTTTTTGTCATTGGTCTTACAACTTCAACTAGTTTCATGTATTTACAGAAGGGTTTGATTGAAATCTAAGAACACGCCCACATTTCCTTGAGCAGGCGTTTTTGTTAGTTACATTTTCATTACATGTTGGACACAGTTTCCATAAAGGAGCGAAATCTGATACATTATTTTTTTAGATGTAGAGAAAATCCCCTTACTCCGAGATTTTCATCACATATTCTGCAAAGATGTTTTCCTGTTGGTTATTTTTTATAGTTTTTCGTGTTTAAAACATTAACATTGAGGACAATATAAATCCGATCCAAACAAATTCGAGTTTAAGCTTAATCAACGCCTCTTTTGTGAATTTCTTCTGTAATGGCTTGGACAACTTGCCCACTGCAAGCAAGTCCTTGTTGTCGTTGTACAACCCTACTGTTGTTATGTATGTTGTGGGGTCTCCGATCATAGTAGGTTCAGCCAAATCCCCCTCGCTTCCTGTGACAAATGTTGGGTTGTTTGTGAAGTTGTATTCTTGGTTTTTTACCCTCACGAAATAGTGAGTGGACTTGACCTTTTCACCACTCCTTCCTTGGAATCCAAGCCTGTCTCCGCTTGCGTCTGTGTACAAGGCTGAACCTGACAATGACAGGAATAGTTTATATGCGTTGTTTCCGGGGATTTCCGAACCTGTGACAGTCAGGAAGCTCGCGCTCATGTCCAACCTGTTTCCGTCGAGCACAATGACACCTAACCTTCTGTAAAGTTTGCCATAATAATGCGGCGCTGAACTGTTGTAAACACCGTCCTCAAGTGTGCCGGACACTATATTATAGACCTCTCCGGCTGTTGTCACATCTGCCGAAGCAATTCTACTGTCATCAATTAATCGGGTTACTGCTTGTGTCGGGAACACTCTTACATTTGAACCTGTCCACGCATTTTGCGCCCCGCCGCCAGCAAGCCACTGTGAGCCGCTCAATCTCTGTAAGTTTATCTCAAGGTTTCCCTCATCAATAAACTCCCGCATACGCGCCCTATTTACGTTTATCACATAGATAGAATCCGTCGCTTTTCCGCCAATTGTGAACCTTTGTTCGTCCGCCTCAAGGCACAGTTGCTTGTACTGCCCATAAATTGCACGGCTTGGGGTATCGTTTATCTGCCCCCCCTCATCTGCTGAACCAGACCCCTGTTTGTGCCCCCACGCTACGGAAAACTGCGGCTCACTTCCACACTCACCACTACCAGAGTTGTATATTTCGTAATAATACCTCTGCTGTGTGGCATTTTGTCCAGAAGACGTGTGGAACGTCAACAAGTTGGATACGTTACCTGACCACAATGCGCGAGTAATTGTTTCCTGCTGGTTTGGGACAATGTCCCCTGCCTCGAACCTTGTCCATATCCTGCCCGACCCAAGATTGTTTGGCGGCAACGGGGCTGGGTACGTTGGGCTTGTTGGGACGATTGGCGGCACTGCCCCGCCTCCGCCCGTATCCCTTGGAGGAGGCGCAAAATCTCTTATAGGGGGAAACAAACCCCCACCTGTCTGCGGCTTTACTCCGCCTGTATCAATAGATGGGCCCGTTGGTACAACGTTGTGTACAACATTGTTCTCGTCCAGCACCAAAAAATTACCTTTTGGGGTTTCAAATCCCGCAACAGAAACTCCGGGCATTATTTGCTTATTTACTGGTTGGGTGTTTTGCAACACAGACGGGTCGTTAGACACGGGTACAAGCGTTATTCCCGCCTCCTCTATTTTAGCCTTTTGAGACTCGTCTACCTTTTGAACAGTTCCGCTCGACCCGGCTGCTGCCATCCCTTTTTGTATAAATGCCATTTATTTTTCCTATTTTGTGTTGATATTAAGGAAGTTTTATAGGCGCATTGCCTGTCAACGGAATGTTGGGAGTTGTGTTTGTTGTCACTTTCCTTACAGTTATGTTGATGACCGTGCTGCCGCCCGTCTCATTACCTACGATTGTCAGGGTAGTTGACCTCGCTGCAAGGTTCAACATGTTTGCAGTAATAACAACACTCTTACCCGAAACCGTTATCGATGCTCCGATCTCGCTTTCTGTCAATGGAGCAGGAACAAGGTTTCCGGTTCCGCCAAATTGCTGTCCCGGTGCTGCTTGGTCAACATACATAGAACATACGTCACTGTCAGCCAGCGTAAACGAATACCCAAACGTCGTGTTTCCGTCCGTGTAATTTATTGTCTGCGGCGTAATAGTGATTGACTGTCCCGGACTTAACGTGAACGAGGATTGTGGCACAGACACAACAGGTATCCTTACGGTCTTGCGAGGCAGTGTCACAAGTTTGTACTTCATATTTTGTGTTTCGTCGGGCACAGCCTCGGTTATGGGCATACTTTCGAGGACAATGCCGTAGTATGCGCTTCCGAGTGGGTGGTCTGGATTCCACAGCGAATAATCAATTTCATCGTCAGCAAGTGCGAAGTAAGTCACATTGAACTCATTACGTCCACGGCTGAGTAGTTCCCTGCCTTTACGAGTTAATCATTTTGTTATCCAAGAGGCTTTTTATCCTCTTGTTCTTACAATTTATTTCTTGTAAGGTCGGCGTACATTTTCAACCAATTCATAATTTTGGTTGTCGGAGACTCTTGGAAGTTTTCTTGCTCTCTTATCGCTCAACTTCTACGCTCTACAAGGAATTTTGATTTAAACCCCTCTCGGTATTGCCATTTCAGGTTTCACCGATTTTCCCCAATTTTTACCCTATCATTACTGATCGGGGCGACATTAACCTATCGCATCGACAGTTATACTTTGGTTAGAAAGATAACCCATATTTTATTTGTCCTTTTCTATTTTATTTAAAATAATATTCTGTTTAAACACTTCAACTTCCTTGTTAAACGAATACATTGTTTCTTTGTTATTGTGTATTTTTGAATGACATGACCTGCATACAAATATTAAATTCTCAAAACTATCATTCTTTTTGTTTTCGTCTACATGATGAAGGCATAGAGTATTGGTATCGTCTTTACATCTAAAACATTTTCCATCTTGCTGCTCTCTTAAAAAATACCTATACTGTTTATTATAGAATTTTTCAGTATATGGAACATCTTTATTTGGATTAAACTTGTAGTGATTTTCACCCGCTATTTTTTCAATTCTATCATCAGTGAACTTATCTTTACCTCTATTCCACGGAACCAATACTCCTGATGCAAACCTTTCTATTTTTGTTTTAGAAGCCCTACTTCCTATTCTACTATAAATATAACTAACGTCTTCTTTTGTCTTGTTGTTTGTAAAATGTCTTTTACTCAAAGTACCATCTTCTGATTGTCTTATCTTTGTTTCTTGCATCTTTGCCCTACGCCTTTCCTTTTCCTCTGGGTTAGATAGTAACTCCTTCATGTATTTTGAACGCTTCTTCTTAGTTTCCTCTGAAAAAGTTGGTGGGTTATCTACCCTATATTCTTTTACAGATTTAGATATTTTAGAAACAGCAGTTTTATACTCTTCTGAGTCTTTGTCGTATTTTGTCTGCCAGTTCCCCCCACCAGAATGTCCAACATAGCATTCGTTAATTTTGTAACCGTTTACTTTTACTTCCTTTCCACATCCGCAAACACAAGTTGGCATTATTCCTTTGAGTATATGTGTTTTAGTATACGCTGTCTTATCAATTCCATGTTCGTCATGTATATGCTTTGTGAAACTTCCGACTGTTCGGTACTCTCTTTCGCATATTTTACATACTAAATCTGTTAATAAATTTTTTGCCATCTTTCTTTAATTGTGAATTTACTGCTGTGTTTTAATAAAGTTTATAAAAAGCTCTATACTTCCTTCTTTACTACATTTATAAACAAGTGTACTATTTAGTGTATCATCATAATTATCATAAAGCCCTTTCAACCTACTAAGCATATCTTCTAAGTCTTCGTAGGAACCAATAAAGTATTGTTTATTATTTTGTTGCGATAATTTTTTTATAAGTGCAGGGAGTTAGTAATCATACTCTTCCTTATTTAGTTGATAAGATTTATCTCCATACATATCCTTCAAAGCCCTTCTAACTATCGGCCTGATAACCGCTCTAAGCCTGTTCTCAAGCATGATTCTTCTATTGCTTTTTTTGCTTTCTCTCATACGTCTGTTTTCTTCCATGTCATCTTCTTCATCCTCTTGTTTTTCATCATCAATGGTGCTACCCTTTGGTATTACCCCTAAATCTCCAAGGTACTCTGCCAGACGGTCTAAATCTTGGTCTGGCTTGTACTTCAAGAACCCGCCCTCAATCATATCTTCAACCTGTTCGGTATCACAATCCCAAACCACATTGTCGTCATAGTCGTACAATGTAGCAGCGTACTCTCCCCTTTCGTCGAGGTCAACATTTAAGTAATAGTTTTGGTCAGCGTTGACATCTTCTTTTACATTAGACCTTTTTTTATTGTAAGTAGGGTCTATTATGTTCAAATCTATCATCTCATCCCGTATCAACTCCCTATCAAAAGAGTCGCCATAAAACTTATGGTTTGGGTTCTTTTTTAAGACGGCATCACACCCTTTTTTAATTTCTTGCCAAGTAATATCCTTCTTGTGCTTTTTGCAGGGATAGATGCCGTTTGGGCCATAAAATTTATTGAAATATTTTACAAAATTTAAAGTTTTAGAGTTCATTTTCAAATCCTTTATTTTTAATCATAATCATTCTCATACTTAACAGTGTCTATGACATCACTCGGACTGTTCTTGCTTAAAATATCTCGAACTTCTTTCCACAATTTCTCTATTTGAGGCTTTTTGTTCCTTATTTTAAAGTCATAGTCGTGTAGTTCGTGTGCTAGTTGACTTAGTTTGTTTGCCACAAAAGCAGCAGTTACCTTATTCCCAAAAACGGCTTCTTTAAGTTTCATTTAAAAATTCTCCTAACCTTTATAATTATCATCTCCTAATCGTTTTCCGAAGTTGAGACAGTTCTTCTTTTATGGTGTCTTTGTTTTGTGTTGTTATGTCAAGGCGATTGTTTCGTGTTGGGTATTCGTCGGTCGCATCAAAGATGACTTTCTCCGAACCTTCTTCCAAGAACCTTACAGTTTTTATAGAATGCTGCTTCTGGACCTTGTTGGTCTGGTACTTGTATTCAGACCTCAAATAACCGTCTACTTGCAAAGTTATAGTGGTCTTAATAAGCCTATCTTCTCCCGGCACATTTACATTATCGTGCGTAACGTCTTGAATATTTGTCCTGAACGTATTAACATCCCCCCAAACATGGTCATTGGTGTTGTTTATGGAGTGAACTATGTGGTTCATCTGCTCCTGCAAGTCAGTCCATATCATAAGCTCATAAGACACTCTAACATAGTCGGGAAAGTCAACGAGATAATATTCTACCGAATCTTTCTTTAGGTACTGTCCCTCGGTTCTGTCCCATTGCATGCTCCTCGTTTTTTGAGGGAATAGTTTATAGGTCGGCTTGCCTTGGTTTGAATTATACATCGGAATCCTGCCGTCCGCCGCCATAGAAGTTCTACGAATAGTTATGACCGGTGATAACAACTTCCTTGCGCTGTCCCTTAAATACCCGTGTTGTCTAATTTGAGACCACTTCTCCCCGGTAGCGAACATGACAGGTACCGGTATTGAGGTGTCATTTTCTACAACCTGTAATTTAAGGCTGTTCACAAGGTGGTGATAAACTGCATAGTCGATATCGTATAATGTCACCTTTGGTACAGTCACTTCGTCCACATCACGCCTGATCATGTCTGCTCGACTGTAATTAGGAGACGTTTTGCCTTCTTGATATGGTGTTATTGTTGGGTTTGCCATTCATGTCCTTATAGGTTTTTTGGGAAACTTTTTACGGTGCTTATCGTGTTGACTCCCGACCTCGTTTCTACAAGATTTAGTTGCGATATTCTCGTCAAATGCGCCTGTGCGATCAGAGATATGTTGAACCCGAAACTGCTGTTACTCCTGCCCTCTACCTCTATGGGCAAAGTTTCGTTATTCCTGCCCATCCAATACTGCTGGTCAACCACACTGTCTATTTCGTAATAATCTTCGTCAAATTTGATTATATCGCCCTCTGTCAACACTACATCAATGTCTTTTAAGTCGTCCCTAAGAAATTTGAACTGTATAGTTTGGGCAAAGTCCATTCCGGCATCCGTATCAGCGCTTGTTACTGGGTCTTTGTTCACCCAACAGAACAATCGAACAGGGTTGTAGTAAACCTTTTTGCTACTTTCGTTGTAAAGGTTTATTTCCATTTCGGGCAATGCGAGTTTGTACAGGGCGCACTCTATTGAAACGAACCTGTGCAACAGTTCCCTGTTCAGATGCCTCATCAACATCCTGTCTCTCTTACCTGCGAACAATGGCACTATTGATAAGACCTTATGCTTTTTGCTCTTTGGCTTAAAAAGCCAGCAACTTTTTCGTAAACCTCTGCCTGTTCGGTCAGGCCAAGCGCATCTGTTTGTTCTTCGCAGTAGTTGTTTATGGCACTTGTCAACTCCATAATTTTTTGTCGGTCTCTACCTTCATTAAGGACACTTTCAACCATATCTCTTATTTTAGACCTAAGCCTGTCTTTTGCTGACGATTTTTTCACCTTTTCGAGTTTCCTTATCTCTTCGTCAGTATACCCGAATTTCTTTTTAAGTATTTTTTTGGCCTCGTCTGCTGATAGGCCTCCTAAAAACATGCCCTTTCTTGGATTTTTAACGGTATCAACAGCAATGTCGTGCTGTCTCTTGTCAACCGGGTTCGTGGGTCTCTTCATTCCGTAACTCCTTTTTTCATAAATATCTTAGTTTACAATTAAATTGCCTTCAACTACATTATCACCAACCTGCAACCTCTCTGGGGTCGTGTTCCAAACAGTTACGACCGGGCCTCCGTCTATTGTGTTTGGAGAGTTTACGTTGAAATCTGGCCCTTCCAGTTTTGAGCCTCGGTATCTGTGGTTGTTTGAAACAAAGCATTCGTTGTTTTGATAATTCCCACAAGCAAGGCTTCGGCTGTAATACATTCCGTAACTCATTGAAACGGCGGTGTGCCATTGCTTCAAGTACCTGCTCCCATATTCGCCAGAAGACGAATAGTGGTATATCACCCTGCTGTAACAACAGTTCGGTGTTGGGTTTTCATAGTAACTTTGGGTTTCGCACCGGCTTCCGCTATACTCGTTCGGAACAATGTCCAACAGCCCGCAAAGAGATGATGTAGAATTTGTGTTAAAGTGGCTCACAATAGAGCCTGTTACCCTTGTTGGGCCTGCTATCGACCCAGTAGTATAGACGTACCTTGACAAAACATTAACTGGGCCTACTATTGAACCTGTTATGTAGCTGTATCTCGATTGAAGCGTAATTTGAACAGACGCGCTTGATTCGAGGCCTGTGTATTCTCCGCTGCTTGTCGGAACATAACTTGGTATCGTTTTTTCGAGTTGAGATGCTTCCACCTCTGGCCTCTTAGCCACTATTACCTTGTTCCTGTGCAACACCGGGTCTTCTATGAGGATACCAGAAATAAGGTCTGCTCTTCCGGGAACTAACTGCTTTATTTGCTCAAAAAAGGTATAGTCGTACAAGGCGAGCAAACGGATCAGTGTGTTCACATCGTTGTTCCTTGCATACTTCTGAAAGTATTCGTACCTGAACCTTCGCAGTTCGTCATACCCCTCTTTAAACTGATATTCTGGGTCTCCTATCCAAGTGTCAAGTTCTGCATATCCGGTGTGGTTGTATATCTCGTTGTTTACTTGGTCGTTGGGCGCAAATACGATAGCAAGCCTGTTTGAGTCAAACCCCGCTTTGTCAAATGCGCTTTTCTCGGCGCGGTTTGTTGGGCTCAGGTCTCGCGCGAGTGTCGAATCTTCAAGGCGTATTTTTTCAGACCTTAAAAGATTTCCCCCCAGACTTGGAGTGTATATGTAGAACGTCTCGTTGTCAGACGGATATTGAAGCGATTCAGGATATGCTGTAAACCCTTTGAAAGATGCAGTGGTGTCAAAACTTGCCCTTCTGTTTGGCTGGCTGCTCGATACCTGCGTGTACGATCCGTGATCCCACCTTTGGGTGTCTATGCCAAGCGGGTAATATTTGTGCAGCGTATAGAAACTGGAAGTCTCGGTATTTCCGTTATATGCTGCCGGGTTTAAAACGTGACTGTCAAATACAGAACCGGATATTACTTCAAAATACTCTTTGTATGCCTGTATGTTTCCTATAAACCTCGTGCTAAGCCCTGTCCCTGTTGCGCTTCCTGTAGTACCGCCGAGCAAAACAATGCTTTGCGAAGGCCTAAACCCGTAATACTGTCCCCACGACCTGTAAAAGCCCCTCGATGCCGTTGGAGGTGTGAGCTGTATAGATGAGGTGTGAGAAATCCTACCATATAAACAATCGTTGACCTGTGATACCGATAAGCGTATAGGAGAAGTCAGGTTAGAGCCTGTCAAAACAGAATCCACCCCTATTGCGACTGTCCAAAAGTCGTCATTGTATAGTGGGAGATATGAAGACGAAGCGACCACATTTGTAAAAGCAGAACCGCTGCTGTCATAAGCCAGCGCGCTCAATTTCAAATACCCGTATTGGTTTGAACCAGAATACGACTCCGAAAAAGGGGGCTTCGTCCTGATGTGCGCCAATTCAAGATTCATGTTGGTTTCGCCACTAATGCCGTCCTTTACAGCCCAGAGCGACATAGAAGCAGACGACGATATTTCGGTCTTAAATCTAAACTCTATCGTATCAGTAACGCGCTCGCTTCCTCCCCACGACCCAGAAGTGACAGAAACAGGCCTTCTCGGTATTTCTATGTACTGGCTGCCGCTAACCTTTAGGCTGTAATAATACCTGTCTTCTATAAGGGTCGGCCTATCTAATATAGGACTCGGCCCTCCGTACTCTTTTATCCCTATCAAGGTTTGGGGTATGCCATAAATTGACATCAACGCCTTGATTGAACGGGCCGTGCCTTTTGTTTTGAGCAAGTAGGGAAGGTTGTTGACAATCCTTCTCCAAATCATGTGGGTCTGGTCTTCGTGAGACAGAGAAAACATAGACCCGGTGGAAGCAAACTGTCCTTGGTCGTTAGTTCCGAGCTTGTACTTCCACAAGTCGGCCAATTGTCGGGTATTCTGCAACTCCCAGCCGAAACTGGATGCGATTGAAGACAACAGGCCGTTGCTCACGCCTCGTTTGGGGTGTTCCTCCTTGGTGTGGATTTGTGGCAGCGCGTTGATGTAGGCATACAGCAGATCGAAGTGCTCCCCTATCATTTCTACAAAAAGAACATAATCACTGTTGCCGGGATCCATATAAACGTGTTCTGGTATTGACCAATACAACCTGTTTACATTATCCTCGTCAAATCTGCTGGCAGATGTTAATAGGTTCTGATACCACGTGTTTGTTATAGAAGAAGACACAGACCAGTTTACCCAAGAGCCTGATATTAACCTTTTAGGCCACGGCGTTATTGAGCCACTGATATCGTGGCTGAACAGGCTTGATGTCGGCTCGTAATAAGACCACCTCTCAAAAGGAGTAAAATTGGTTGTGATCTGGTCTATGCGCCTTCTGTTGAGGTCTATTGCCCCAGAGATATAATAAGTGTTGCTTGCCGTTGAATTTAACAGCACTGCGATTGAGGACGAATATTCTTCAATCTTGCTTACTTTGTAGTGGAAGTTCCTCAACCTCTCCTCGGCAGAGGAGTAGAACACAAAGTTGTCAAAAGAAGTATAGTCTATGTTCAGGACAACTCCCGAACCTGACAGTGTCTTGTCTATAATCCTCTGTGAGGTGCTAAGGTTTGCGTCAAGCAGTTCATCCCAACTTTTGTATGTTGTAGAATTAGACGAATACAGTGACGTATCTATATCGAAATTAGGGCCGCGCAGTTGGTTGACCTTGCCCGCTGCCGTTGGGTTTACGAGCAGAATAGTGTCAAGATACGGGTCTATGACCTCGAAGTCGAACCACGCTCGGTCTTTTTCCCCAATCTCATCAAATATTGGACGGTAAAGTTTTAAGTAAAACACACCGCCTTCTTCTTCATCGAACCAAACGTTTACAACCTTTTGTATTCTGTTGAAACCAAAGTTTATAACAAGGTTGTTTAGTATGTTGTTGTCGGAAAGCGATCGAACATAAGCCTTAAAAAAAGGAAACTCGGATAAATGTTTCTTATCCACAGAAACCTTTATCTCCGTCCTGTCAGGGCTGATCTCCTTTACAAAAACCTTCCTATTGTCGAAGTCTCCCCATACGGCTTTGAAGCAGTTAACTGCAATGATATAAGAGCCTCGGCTTATACCCGCTTCTGAAAAAGTAGTGCGAATATCAACAAGCAGACTATTACTTACAGGTTCTAAAAAAGAATACTGTGCTGAGTGGTTTCCGATGAGATAATCACCATAAAAAGAATACACATGAAGTTCAGAACGCTGATTGTTAACGATATTAGGATCGTGTGGGATTAGCACCACATCGTCAAGTATAGACAAATCTTGGTCAGACCACAACTGTCCGTACTGGACTTGTAGTTCTGATAAAATCTTTTCCTTGTTGATATACCTCTCTAAACTCACTCATTTCTCCTAATTTATAATGTTGTACTCCTCATATCATCCCCCCCATCTATCAACTCTCCGTTATAATACCCAACCTTTTCAAAATCAAAACCATGAAGAACGGCTATCTTCTGTTCAGGGAAATTGCCGTATGTCATGTAAACGGCTGCCTGACCTACCACTTCCGTAAATATAGCAGGAATTGCTTCTTTAGGAAGCAGTTTTGCGTGTAGATTATAAGCATTTAGTTCGCCTTTTCCAAAAGGAAAGCCCCCTTTTATGTGAATCAGATAGTCGTGTACAAACCTGAACACTATGTTATCTTCCACAGAAAATAAAGGGTGGTCTGAATAATCTATTGAAACGTACAGCCTTCAGTTTTTTGAGTAGTCCTCTTTCATCTTTGCCTGATTGGGATATGGCTCGGATGTTAAGTGAACGAGTTTGAAAGTTTTTGAACCTATCTTTATCTCGTCTTTTGAAACTGCGTTCTCTGAATAGAATATAAGTTCAACTTCGTTGCAAATCCTGTTAAACCACTGATAATTTGATTTGTTTAGAGCAACCCAATGCTTAGACACGCCCGGCTCTTTTAAGGGAGCAGCATTCTATGCGTCTGCTACGGCTTTAAGATAGTTTTATGGCTTTTTCACTACCACCTTTTCAAAAACTATCTCACTCAACAACTTCTTTAGTTTCATTAAACTCCTCACTCTTCTTGATATGGCTGATAATTCGGGTGTTTATATAAAAACCTGTTGCCTGAAGATGTTTTGATAGCGATTATATTCGCTGTCGAAATGCCAACTCCTCCCATACTACTTGAGTTGTGTACAAGGATTGGTATTTTTATCTGGCCAGAAGAGCGTCCCACTCTGCCGGTAATATCGTAACGGTCTCCCCAACTCTTGCCTGTCTTCGGGTCCCCAAGGTCAAGCGTAATCCTTCGTCCGCTCTGCCTAACTGCCTCAAGCACATCAATAACTGCTTGTGGCGTTTTTTTATCGTATGCTGTGCCGTTTACAAAGGTGTATTTGTCTTCTTCGGCTTCTTTGATTATTTGTTCGACAATGGCTTTTAATTTACTCATGGTCAACTCCTTTAATAGTGTATTTTATTTTTGTCATTTTTAATTCCTTGCATGGGTATTTCTAATATTATTATAATCTACTCAGTTATCGCCTTATTAACTGCTTAATTCTGCAAGTTTTGCGTCCGCCTGCGCTTTGGCGGCTTCTGCTGCTGCTTGTGCTGCGTTTGCTTCTGCTATTGCTGCTTGGCTTGCGGCTTCTGCTGCTTTTGCCTTTGCCTCCGATGCCTGTGCCTCTGCTTTTGCTTTCTCTTCTGCTGCTTTAACTGCGGCGATTTGTTCTGCTGCTGCGGCTTTCGCCCCTTCTGCTATTGCTGCACCGGACTTTGTGTTTGCGTCAAGTTTCTTGAGCAGTTCAGCATTTGTCTTGTCACTAAAATCTTCTGTCCAAGCCCCAGACTTGTCTGGTATCTCTCCGTCCGCGTCTGTTGCCTCTTCTATCTGAATGCACTGCGATTCTGGTATAACCCTGACAGACAGCAACGTTATTCCGCGCTGTGCCATCATAACTTCGAGTGTTTTGTAGTTTGGTATCTTTCTCTTTTTCCCATCTTCGATAATCCAGTATGTATAGTCCTCCTTTGGCAGTGGGAGGGAGGTCTTGTCAAAACACCTGAATATCTGTCCCTCTATAAGGGTGAACCTGTCCGGTTCAACAACTGCTGGTGGGACAAAATACCCAAAACTTGTATCCGTGTAATCTTTAAGGTTTTGGTCAGTTACAAACACTTTCTTTGGGATGTAGTTAAGATAGACTTTTTCTTTGTCGGTAGGGAGTTCGTATGCCCCAGCCCCATTTCTCTTAGATAAGGTGTAGTTCCTTGCGCTTATTCCATCTTGCGCAACAAAGTCATAGGTCTGGCCTTCCTGCGGTATCAAATACTGCAAGAGTTTAGAGTTTGAGGTAAACTGGTCTAAGTATGTTATTTCATTTATTGATAATGTCATGCCTTAAATTCCTTCTCCTTCGTGCTGTTTGTCATATCCTTGCCATCAACAGTATGATTTGTCAATCCTGTGTTTGCTCCTTTTTTCAACCTTATTTCCTATCATCTGCTTGGTCTGTTTCAAGTTTAATTGTAAACGTTTTTACCTAATCTATGCCACTATTAGGCACTGTACACTGCATTAACACTTCTATGTTTCCAGAATCTCCGAAATACTGCTGGGCTGCTTCTTTCTCATAAGCCCAAAATATGCCAAGATTAGTATTACCATTTAAGCCCAGATTCGTCAACAGACATAAATCTACATAAAACAATCTCATTACTCTTTATATAGTCATATAATCTTCCATATAACTCTTCAAATAATCCGCTCACATATTATTTAAACTCTTCGGAGGATTTGTCAGGAATACTTTCGTCTTCAAAACCATCTGAAAACCCTCTTTGTGGGCTGTCCAAATCATTATCATTTCCCAACTCTTCGTACACCTCTTCAAAAGAAACGTCTTCTTTTAGTATCGTCTTTAAGGCTGTTTTTAACTTCATATTACTTCCTTACAATGAAAATGTAATTGTCATCGGTAATCCTTACCGTATCTCCACCATCAAACTCCGATTTGAATACGAACTTATAATATCTCTCCGGCATGAGGCTACTAATGTCGGCCTGAAACCAGTTTCCATTACTGTCACAGTTTATCTTTGTACCTAAATCGTCAAATGGAACAATGACCTCGCTCGTATCAACATCTTGTATTTGGTAGTACGAACTTGTTGGCAATCTTTTGCTGTTCAGATATACGCTCGATGTTGCATACGCTTGGGCTGGGTATCGCTCCCTAACCCCAAGTCGAACCTTTGGCTTTTCTTCCTGCTTATATGCGTCTCTTAGGTTCTTCGTGTACAAGACAAAATCATCAGTCCCTATCTCTGTGAATGAGCCTGTTCCTGATAAATTTGAACTGTCCCACACGACATCTAACCTTGGTGTAAATATTGTATGGCTTTCGACGCTAAAGAACTTTATGCTTCCAAATATTGTAGTGTCCTGTTCGAGCGTATCGCTAAGTTTGACAATAAATCCGTTGTTTTGTATCGAGCCTGAAAGCCATCTTCGCACTATATCTGTCACATCCATCCTTACATCTGGAGACTCGTGATTAAAACTTTGACTGCAAACAGAACTTGTGTACCAGTTACCGCCTCCCGGTACAGTGTTATAAGACCCCGTTGCTGTCGTGTTATATGAACCTGTTGACCACTGTATCGCACCGTTCTTGGAATCTCTATACTTCCAAGAAACCCCATCTGTGATAATAGGGTTGTTGTTGAAAAACCCCCTGCCGTCCGTCCAAGAGCCGGACACAGGATATGCGTACAGCGTATAGGCAATAGGCAGAGTTCTTGCCTCTGTTGCCCTCAAGTTCAAGTAGAACCTTGCGCTTGAGTTTATCTTTCCGCTAACAATTGAAGAGGAAATGTCCGTAATATCGAATTGTATTAATAACCTGCTGTTGTATGTAGCGGAGTAATATACCGTGTCATCCCCTTCCAGCGAAGGCGCGCCGAGGGTGTTCTTAGAAACCTCTAAGATTTGGTCTTGAGAGGTGTTTTGCTCTGGACTTTTTGAGTATAGTGTGCTATCCTTAGTGGGGTACAAAATCTTATACATGTTTCCAACTCTCCCATTCTATATCAGTTGAGTTAATTCTCTTTTTACAAATTCTTGTAGCACCTTACTTTTCCATGTATTTTTCTACTTGTTTGTACGCTTTTATTGCCTCGTCCCTCGGCAGCCCAATCTTAATAACCGGTATCTCTGTGTCAGGGTCTATAACCTGATAAGCAAGTTGTCTGTGGTGTCCGTCAACTATATAATTATCCTCCGAAATTACTATTGGAGGGGTGCTTAAACCTTTGCTAATTCTTCTCGTCAAGGCCATGACCTTCTTTTTTTCCACACTCTTCTGGGAATGTCTCAACCTTTGCGGAAGCATGTTAACAACCTCTACCGGTATCCCTGCCCCCTTCAAAATAGAAAAAGCATCCTTTAGGTCTGAACCTTGGATTTGAGGCATATCTGCTCGGTTATATATTGACTCCAAAATGTTTTTTAGTTTCATCAGTTGCCTTTCATTTTATCAATAAACAAATTAACCTTGTCGGCTAAGTTTGGAAACTCTTGAGTGCCAAAGAAACTTAAAGCAAAGACCTCGGCAAACTGCTCACCATCGTGCATAGTGTCAGCCGTAGAGTATTTAGTAGTCGCCCACTGACTGTAAACAAACCAACTTGGGACTTTAACCTTGTATTCAAATCTGTGTCCAAGTTCGTGGATGATAATGTAAGGTAGACTCGCATATTTAGTAGAGTTTACCTCTCTCGTGTAAGTTTCCGAAATCCAAATTTCGTCCAATTGAGATTTGTAAGCGGCTTTTGCCCTAAGTTTATCAGCCTTAACAAATCGTACAACTAAATCCCCAACAAGAGCCTTTTTGTGAAAGCCGGACAACCTTGAAAGTAGGTTGTCTATTATGTTGGCAGTTTCTTTGAACCTCTTCTCTGCCATAAGTGATTCGTTCACAAAAGTCGCAGACTTTAACTTCAACTCGGACACTGTATTAGCAGCATCCTTCTTTGAAAATATGTTATCAACGATACTATCTATATCTTTTTCCTTCCAGTAATAAAAAGTTGCGTATACAGGCTGTGGCAATTTATTGTAATCTTTGTAAAACTTAACCGAGTCTTTTAAATACTTTATCCTATCGAACAGGTCTTTGAACCCTCTCGGTGCTTTGCCAGTAGTATTGAAGTTTGAAATCCAATCAACAAACAAATCTGCCTTCGAGTCGTCGAAAGGTATTAGTTTATATCCTATCTTTTTCATCTCATCAGAAGTTATTTCCGACAACAAGGCTTTTAGTTTCATATCATCTCCAATTCGATGAAGTAAGAAAACATATCCCAACCATCATCGTTTAATTTTGCTGACTTTTTGATATTCTCTTCCCACGGAATAAATCTCAAGTTTCTTATATCTCCTACCACACTTGCAGGTATCCCATTTATAAACCCTTGTTTTATTGAATAAACATGGTCTAAGTGATATGCTCCTGCTACACCCGCTAATCCTCTTTTTTCGTAATTTTCCAAAAGTGTTATAGGTTGTTGGTTGGTGTGTTTATTTACTTCAATTCTATACTTCTTAAACTCTGATTTAGTGCTTAAATACTCCTCGTAAGTTATCCCATATTCTCTTAAAATACCTAACACTTTTCCATTTAACTCCCCAAATCTCCCAAGACCTGTTTTTGCGTTTTTTTCTCATAGGTTATTAAATTTCAACACTTCTTATCAAAATGTCACGTTTTGGGTAGGGTATCCTGAACATACTTGGGTCGAGGCTTGGGTACAATATGTCTCCCCTTATTGCTGCCTTTATGTCGTACTGGTTTCCCGCATACCCCTCGTTTGTGTTTACCTTGTTTACAAACTCTATCTTTTGAATGGACTGTACACCATCTATTTTGTCAAGTTCGTTCCTTATGGCAGACAACAGTATCGGCTGGTTTATTTGCAACCTCTCAGGCTTGAACAGTTCTATCAGTTTTTCGCTGCATTTGAGCAAAACCTCGTTACTGTTTTCGTTTGGCCTGACAATCACATCTACATTTATCCCAAGGTCAATGAGGAACGGGTCTTTGATGTTAACTGCGTCGGTCATAAGCCTATACTGTCGCAAGTACTGCCTCAAGTTCTCTTTTATTGCTTCGTTTGCTGGAATTGGGTTTCCAAGGTTGTCGGCGGCAAGGATATATAGATTTAGCGCGAACGGGTTTGGTGTCCTCTCCTCGTTCCATTGTCCGAGTTGAAAGTCTTGTTCGACGTATGCTTTCGATATTCCGCCATATTTTGCTGGCATGGCAAAGCACCGTAGTATGTAGTCTTCTTTTGTCACGGCGCGGTTCTGTGCGGCAAAATTGGCCATAGCCTCTTGACGTATGCTGTCAAGCGGTTTCCTGTTCTGGCCGCCAAATGCGGGGTACGGGTTGTTCACAGAAAGAGATCCCCTTATTGTATTCAAAACCGTGGGGTCTGTGGTATCGATCGGGTCTACAATTTCACTGGACACTATCTCTGTGATTAGGTTAGAACCAACGTTGTCAAGTACGCCGTTTGCTGTGGCATATTGTACTGTCAATAGCGTGTTTGCTGGCGCGCTTCCGTATGTGCGAGTATATAAGAAGTTCATAGGGTCTATGCTCACATCTGCCACCCTTTCAAAATAATCAAGACCTAACCCGACGTTCATGGGATTTGGCACGATTTCTTCGTCCGCTTCGCTGCTCAACCCGGAACCGAATTGCAGCTCAAACAAATCGTCTTTTCTTAGCCTCGTGACAAACCTTCTCTCTGTTTGTTTGTAACACAACATATACGGCACAGAACTTCTGTACTGTGCCAGTTTTGGGTCGTTGTACGGTGTGTTTCTCACGGAAATTGGTACAAGGTCTTGAGAAAGGTACGGCACTTCGTACCAAATGTTGTTGTCACTGTCCGTAACTTTTATCACCTCGGTAACATTGTTCTCCGGGATAACTATTTTATCGTAAATCTTAGGGTCTGTAAATTGAAAAGTTCTCGTATTGATTTCCCCACTAACCGCTCTAACTTTTTTCTTTAGTAGATAATATTCGATAGAGCCGTCCCCGGTAACACTGTACACAGTGATAGTGGTAGGGTCAAAGCTTGAGGAAAACCTAAAGTCTACTGCTTCTTTTGTGTAGAACGGTATTGCGTCTTTGTCCGAGGTTTGAACCCGCATCCCCTCTTTTACATAAAGGCCGTACCTAAAGTCTGGTCTTGTGTTTGCTCCAGAGCCTACTGACGGTATCAATTGGAATATGTCGAGGTCAACCGATGCCGGTACAACAGTCTTGGCCTTGTACCCCATGCCCTGTGACAAGTTGTACAAGTTGATTCGCTCTTCTACATTTGAAAGGAAGGACTCTTGCAGGTTTACGTCTGCAAAAAAGGCGAGCGCGTCTCCTACATAACTCGCCATCTCGATCATCATTGTCCCGGGGCTCGCTTCCGAAAAATCATTATATGTATTTGGGAAGTATTGCTTTGCGTGGTTTATCAAAGCTATCCTAAACTCGGCAAAATCTTTGTTGACGTAACTAACATTACGTTTGTACCTGCTATTCAACATAGCCATCTGTCGTATCCTCCAATTTCCATACTAATTTCCTAATAAATATCGGAATTTTCAAGTCGAACTCTTTTTCTATTTGTCGCCTGTTCTTTGGATATGGCAGGTACTTGTATTTGTTTTCCTTTACATGTTCAAAAGGGCTTTCGGACTCAAACTCGAAACTGTGCAATTCTCTGTATTCAATGTTTGGCTTTTTTACAGACGTATGGAAAAACTTTTGTGGCTCGAACCTTTGTTGGGGGGTACCATAAAGCGTAGCCTTTATTTTTGTCATGTTATGTCGTAACTTATCCTTCCACCTTTTTGAAAGAGCGTTATTGTTTTGTTTGCTCCGGCTTCTGTAACAGAAAAGGTTATCACTATTTGAAGTGCGTTTTCTGGGTCTCCCGCAAGGCCGGGAACATCGGCCTTTGGCCTTACTTCTATGTTGTGGTTTATTATGTGTGGAAGCCAAATACTCGCCTGTCTGTATATTTCAGATTCAAGTCCCAGCCTCAAAGAATCTACATTTTGCTCAAACAGGTAAAACTGTATCCCTATCCCGAACTCTGGCTGCATATACCTCTCCCCCTTCTTTGTTAAGAGGAGGTTTATATAATTTGAAACAGCCTGTTCCTCGGTTGTTTTTGACATAGCAAAAAAGCCGTCAGATGCACGGTCTGGTCGGCCATTCATAGGTAGCAAAATCCCAAGAGTGTTGTTTAAATCATCCTCTGGGTAATACTTCACAGGCATTATTGAACCTCATTTAACCAAGTCATGTCTTCCTCTTCACCGGAGAAAGGCTCTACTGCTGGGAAACCTGTCATTGATTTTGAGGGTTGATTTTGTGTCGGCATATGATCATCACGCTCCATCATGGCGACTACACTTTCTCTAAACTGACTTCTTGTGTTCGTTGTTGGGGCTTTTCTCTTGTTTTGTGCGAACATACCAGAGTAGTCTCTGTTCATCGCTTCGATAACGTGATCCACATTTGCGTTACTGAAAATTATCCTCCCATTTGCGTCAACTGGTAGGTTGATGTTATCCAACAGCCCAGCCTGTTCTGCTCCTCTCTCAGCCTCTTCTATGGATACGGTTTCTTGTAGTATAGAGTTTAGTAATGGGTCTCTACTCAACCTTCTGTTCTGGGCTTGATTTGTTGGCTTGAAACTATTCCTAAAATTCTTATGCACCTCAGTTAACCTATCGGTGGGCTGAGGTGCAACTTGTTTTCTAACTGGTTGTGGTGAGTAACCTTCTTGGAGCAGCTGTTTCTTGAATGCTCCAAGTTCTTTGCGGACTACTTTTGTGATTATCTCCACGAGTATCGTGGCTTCTTTTTGGGTCATTTTCCATTCTCCTTATTTCATTACAACAGAGCCTTCTATGGCTTTTATGTCTGCGGGAGAGATTCCGAACTGTGTCAACAAACCGCGATACACCTGTGCTGTCTTAAGACAGTACTTGTCTTTATCTTCGGCATAGGCCATTTTCTTATGTCTTTCTTTAGCCTTTTTCAAGGCTTCTGTCAGTTTGCTCATGGCATCTTAAATTTTTGGAAGTCTGCTTGTTGTAGTTGCGTGTACTGCGCTACCGAGGTGGCGGTCGCAGTTGGCCCTGCTGCTGTGCTGTATTGAGAGCTTCCCTGTGCCAGTTTAACATCTTCTCCGAGCCATTTCTTTAACCATTCCATCAATTCGTCGAGGTCAACCTTATATTTGTCGCTTTGCAGCAAAACCTTCTTCCCCGTTAATATTGCTTTGTTTTTTCCGATTAAAAATAGGGTGTCGTCGTATGCGTTTACAACTACTCTCTTTGAGTTCACGACAATCTGGGCTATTGACTTTTGTCCAAGTTGTTTTACGTCCGTGTTTTTATCAAAACCTCCCTTCAACTTTGATAGACTTTGAAGAGATGTCATATAAATACTCGACTCGTCCTTCCCGATATCCTCTATGGCGTACTTCTTTCCGTCTCCTGACGGTTTGGCTACTCGAAGTATAAGTATCGGGTCGCCATTACCTGAGCCTTTCCAAGTGGGCTTCTTGTCGTAAGAACTTTCCCCACCTTGTAAGGTAGTTCCAAACCTTATTGATTGGCCCCCTCTCCCTTCCCACAAATCGTCTCCCTCGAACGGCTGCAATCGGTCAATCGGTTTTGGGTTCTTTAGCCAAGAATATACGGGGTCTTCTTTGTCGCTTTTTCTCTCTGCTCCGCCAAGTGAAATAGACGCTTTTCTTTTCCATATTCGAGGAAATTGATGAGAAGCAAGGTCGTCAACAGTGTTAAGCGGACTAAAATATAGAAAACCGGCGTTTTTAACCTTACTCGTGCTAAAATCGTTTGTAGGGGCTGGTATAACCCACACAATGTCTCCGATATGGGGGACGCGCCTCTGAAAAACGGCAGGCCTTGCAAAAACAGTCCTAACTTGTCCTAAATTATTTTCGTGCGAGCCTATGCGCAACTGTATAGAGCCTATCGGAAGAAGGTCTCCCGTGTCCGGGTCTTTTTGTCCTGTTTTAAAAGAAAATTTCGTCTCTACAACCTCTGCTACAAACATAAAAAACCTCCTACATATTTCCAGTTTAAAAACTTTGGACTAATATTTAAAATTCTTTCAGAAACTAACTTCATCGTATTATTTAAACACGCGGATGCCATAGTAATACTTGCCGTTTACAAGATTAGTTGTCTTGTAGAATCGGTTGTGTTTCTTTTCCATGTCATTCATCTGACACAGGGCTGCCGTGAACCTCTCTCGCTTGTCGGGCCTGTTCCATGAGCATCTTTCTTTCATCTACTGAAATTAAACTATCATCGAGGCCGGAATCTTTAGCCTTTGCGTTTTTAATTCTTTGTACGATAGCGGCCATCTTCACCAACATGTCGTCATTAGCAATAGCGGCCTTATGCATATCAACCAATATGGGCATCATAACTACCATGTCATTAAGTGTCTTTGTTAAAGACATTATCCTCTCCGCTGTGGCAGCTATGTTATGGTTCTTCTCTTCCGCATTTACATAAATCTTCTTTAAGAGGTCTTCAAACCCCACTTCCTGCCCGTCATCCAGCGTAAACAAGGGAGTCGAACTGTTCTGCGATTTCTTCGTGTATTTCATCTGCTTCTGTCTCCTCATGGAAATGCAACAGAAAATTGTTCCAGTTGTATGTACCTGTTTTTTGATATTCGGCAAACATCGCCCGTTGCAAAGGCTTCATGATCTTTATTACATCGGTTATGTGCTGTGTCTTTACGTCAACTTGCTCTCTGACCATGATGTACAATGCCTTCTTGTTGTAAATATCAAGTCTTTTCACATTTTTGAAGAGGTTGAAAATAGCCTCTCCTACCTGCTTTTCCCGATTTGACAAAAACAAGTGGTCTAAGTGGGCGATACCCCACCCGGACCACTTGATACAGAAATCCTCCAGATCCTCAACATGGCTCTCATTTGAGAGTTCAGTCAAAACGTTCCTGCGGAGGTCTATTTCTTCGATATCTCCGTGAAACTGTCGTTCTTCTTTAATCTTTTTCATTTCAGCCCAAACCCAGTTAATAGAGATTCGGTTGAAATAGGAAAAAGCACTTCCTTTGCTGCGGTTATACTTTTCTAACCTTGAGTGAAGGTGTATGACGCACTCGTGCTTCTTGTCTTCATAAGAATTATACCCGTATTCTTGAAACTTCTTGGCGTAGATTTGATTCTCTGCCAATTTATTCAGTGCCGGGTATATTGTCTTAGTGAATATCCTTTCTTTGTGTTTCGGATTATCGGATGTATTATATTCGACTATCGCCTCTTCCACTAGCTTGCCGAAATACATCTCTTCGTTATTTTTCAGTTTTTACCTCCTGTTCGATTTCAACCGAACCAAGCCTTTCCTTTAAGGAAGCAATTGCGGCTAATATTACTCTGAAAGCGAAACCAACTTCGTCATCAGAGCTAAAACTTCCGCGCTTGTCAACTCTTTGGAGCTCTTGGTAGGTTTGCGTTAACAATTCGAGAAAGTATTTGTGGTACTTTATCGCTTCATCTTCTACTGACTCTATCTTGTTTGAGTAAATCTCTAAATTTTCATTCAGAGTGTCGTTTTGTTTGAGCAGGTTTCTTATCGCAACCCCCATAACAATAACTAAGATTGTCAGAACGGACACGATTGCTGCCAGTAACGTTACCATTAAACCTCCTTATTCCATTTCTTTGAAGACCTTTGCAAACAGGTCGAGATGTTGTTTGTTTGCTGTTGCGACCGGTGCGGCGACCGTTTTGTGTCGTGGATCAGCAGAACCGTTATACAAGTCAAACTTACCTGTTGCTATAGCCCACTTTTCAAACTCACAGCGCGCTGCCATCAAATCGGCGTGGTGTAGTATCATTCCGATAGTGTTCCTCAACTTCTTTTCGAGTTCGTATGAAATAAGATAAGTTTTGTTGTTCTCATTGTACAGCCCATCAGTCAACTGAATAGCAATTTGTTCATTTTCGGAGTACGGAATCCTATAATGGTTAAGCAAATATAATGTCCTGTCTGTGGTCTCCATGTGTACAAGGTTAGGGTTTATTTGGTAAACCTTGCCTTGGTTCTTTCTGTGCCACTCGCTGTTGTTCTTTTGGTACAACTCCCTGTTGTCTCCCGGCATACCTAACTTTCCGAGGTCGTGGTGTATTGCGGCGAACGAGAGTTCTTCAAGTGTGAAGTTGTCGACCACCATGCCAGAAGACTTCCATAATTCGTAGTGAGCAAGTGCGTTTTTATAAACCCTCAAAACGTGGTCTATGTATCCGCCGGGAATTGCATTGTGGAAGTAATCGATTGTAGATGCGGGGGCCATAACAATCCTTGGCTCAAGTTCATCGTACATCCTGTTCATTTCTACTTTGCGGCTGGGCGATATTTCGTTTACAATATCTCTGAAAGTTTCCCAGTTGCGTTTGATCTGTTGTGCGGTAAGCAAATAATCTGCCATTATAATGTAATGTTGTGGTTTAGTTCAATTTTGTTTCTTTTGAAAGGGTTTTGTTCGTTCTTTTTTGGTGCTGTCATTTTATAATTGTTCTATTTTTATCCCAAGTTTTTCAAGTTCTGCGAGCGGTAGAAGGTTTCCTTCGTTCAGTTTCCAATAATCGTCAACAAACCTTTGCATAAACCTTTTATAAGAGTCTGGTTTTTCAAGTAGGTTATTCAAAGTGTCGTGAAGTTTTGTTTTTGAATACTGTACTTGGCAGGACTTATTTACGTAAACCATGTTCTGAATGAACAAGTGGATGAAGTCAAAGTGAATTATGCCCCTAAAAACTATCGTAGTTCGTTGTGTGAGGTCTTTTATGTAGTCGGCGAGCAAACCCGCGTCTTTTGACGGGACGTTGCCACAGACCAAATATAGCGTAAATTCAAAGTCATCAGGTTTGTCCTTCAAAAACTCTCGAACCCTTGAGGTCATAGAGTATAAAGTCTCTGGCTCTGACAGGTTCAACTCAAGTACATTTCCGTATTCTTCTTGGTCTGGATTTATGTATTTGGTTGAAGTACCTGTTGTTGTGCGCCTGTCCTCCTCTTCGTATAAGTTAAACGGCTTCATAGATTATCCCTTTCCCATGCTCTTATTTCTTGATGGGACATTATTTTCCTTTGAGAATCGGTTAGTCTTTTTTTTTACTGAGGCTGTCTGACAGATGTGCTGCTAAATCTTCTGGGAGGCCCATTTCGACCACTTTTCTTTTCCTTGGCTTCTTAGGGTTTTCTGGTTTTTGCTCTTCGATAGGCGCAACTTCGACAGGTGTTTCGATAGTGGCGAAGTTATCACCGGGTTCGAGCCCTTCTATTTGAATGTCGAAGGTTTTTGGATAGCCCATTTCTGTGTCATCCGGTACTTTCTTCTCTCGCTTTCTCTTCTGCTTTCGTACCTTTGCGAACTCTTCTGCTCCATTAGCCTCATTAACTGATATAGGCTCTGTTTGAACTATTGGTTCTTGTGTATCCTCTGGTCTTACACCATCCTTCCTGCCAAATGCGAACAATGCAGCAAGTATTAAGGCAACAGCAAGCGGTTGAAATACTACCATAATCAAGAGTAAAAACACATTGACCACGACATCCATCCCATACCCAGTTAAATTGGAGACGTATTTCAAAGCACCAAGTTCAACCGCTACATCATTGTTAGCCTGAACTTCTATTATTTTTATCTCGTATGTCGAAACGGAATCATTAAGCCTGTCTATCTTTTCAGACAGTTCATCGCTTTTTAAAGTCGAAACATCAAGTTGCGCCTTTACGCCTTTCTTTGGAGTAGAATGGATCTGGGTGAGAACGTTTCCGTTTCTATCAACTGTCTGATATTGGTTGTCAGTTGACAATGATTTTCTCAATGCAGAGATGGAAGTATTAATTTCGTCCCTTTCCTTCTTTAAATCTAAAACTTGTAACTCAAACCTCTCTTTCTTCTTCTTGAGAAGGTCTGATTTGGCTTGAACAACCTTGTCTTTGTTGTTGGTCATTTGGTAACCGTCAGACAAAAAGCCATAAATACCAATGGAAGTGATGATAGAAAGTATAACAACTGCAGAGCACAGGTAGTTTCTGAGCGATTTTGGCAAATCGTCCCAATAAAGTTTAAGAGACGACGCAGTGACGATGTTACCAAATTCCAATGCAAATGCCATAACGATAGCGCCGATGTGGTGCCCTGCAAAGATTTTACCGATTCCGTAAATTGAATAGTAAGAGCCCGTAACAGACACAAGTATGGCTGAAAACGCAATGACGTATGGAAAAACCTTGCGGAGTTGGTTCATGGGCATAGAATGGGGAATATTAACAATACTATATTAAACTTAATATTGTTAATTGTAGTTACAAAACACATTTTCGAGCAGTAGCCTGCTCTCAATGGAGCGAAATTAAAAATTTCGCTCGTACCTTGGTTCTTGTTATTTTTTTATAAAATTAATAATAAGCGCAAAGTTACAAGAAATTTTTGACATCTGCAAGCTTTTGTCAAGTAAATACGAGTTAACGATGTGTTAAAGATTGTAAGTGTGGTGTTTTTTGGCCATATTAAAGCAAAAAAGCCGCTTATGCGCGGTTGCACAAGCGGCTTGGTTTGTTTTTTGTTTTTGGTTTAAAGCCCGAATCGGTACTTTTGGTAGAATATCACCTTTGCGTTTTGGCAGGTTTCGATGATCCTATCCAACTCTGCCAACGTGCATTCAAACTCCTTTCCTCCGATTAGGAGTTTTCCTGCCCTTGTATCCATCCTCTTTGCTTCGAGGACTGCTTGGGAGATTGAGTTTACTTCAAAATCTATTGACCCAAAATAGTTTCCAAATTTCTTTACTTTGTTTTGGTCAATCGCGTGCCGATTATTAACGCTCATATAAGATTAGTTTAGTTGTAACCGCCAATATGGACAGTCAACTTGTAAATATCTTGAAGCCTTGTATAATCTACTGTAAACCTTGTGTTGTCGGGCACATTTTGGAACAACTCGCTGAACGGATAATCTAAAAAACCTTCCATCGAGTCCATATTTGACGCTAATACGAAAATAATCGCTCGTTTTGTGGTGTTTATTGCGTGGTTTAAAGTTTTGTTAAAAACTTCCCACTTATCTTGTCCGTGGTCTTCGTTCAATGTCCCTATGCAGATTGTGTAGTCTGTAACCAAGTCGGAAGTGAGGTAGTCTTGTTGTATTAGATTCAGGTTTTCATATTTCTGTTTTCCTGCCAACACCAGACTATCCTTTGCTTCAAATCCCGTGTATGTGGGGATGGGGGATGTGGCAAGTGGTCTTCTGAAAACTAAATGTCCGTAAAAATCGCCCCTCCCTGCGCCGAGGTCTTTTATTGAATATATGCCTCCCATAGGCAAATCTTCTGCAACCCAGTTGTATATCAACTGTTGCATTTCTGCGGACGGGTATCCCACAACCTCCGGGTCGTTGACCAGATAGTCTGGTAGTTTTAAATCCAACGTCCCCTCTTCTCTGTCCTGAACAGTTTCCTTCAACCCTTTGCTTGTATGTTGTGTTGGCGCGTCGTTTGTTGGTGAAGTTTTCTTATTCAGCAGGTCTTCTAATTTCATTCTTTCGCTTGTTTAGTTTTTCGGACAGTTCTATGAGTATGTGAAAAGGTTTTTCTATGTCCTCGGTTACATTTTCCATCAAGTGCCCCCTTTCAAGATATATGTTGTAGTAAACTACTCCTTTTCTCTTAAATCTTTTTTGAACTACTCCAACTTCCTTGCGCCCTCTATTGGACACGACGGCTATCATGTTTGCTTTTATCATTTTGTTATTTTTTGTTATTTTTTTGTTATTACAGGGAAAGTATTAAATCAATAACGCCGGGCTGGGGGGTTATGTCCCATTTTTCATAATCTCCATACTTGTTTTTTGGTGAAACGTTTGTATGTGCAAACAGTCCCTTTGCTTTTCCGGACACAATGTTCGGGTCATAGTCAAAAGCGGCAAATGGGCCTGTCTTTTTTATTCGTTCTTTCAACCCTTGAGTGATGTCTATTCCGGTTTCCGTTGAGATTTTTACAATTAAAAACTTCAAAGAATTTAACTGGGATTCCGTGTATTTGTGGAAGTATCTAAATCCCCTAAACTCTTTGCCCAAGTCGCAAACCTCGGAAGGGTTTACGATCGGGCCTTTGCCCGGAACGATTTTACCTTTTGAGTCAAGGCTAACGTAAGTCTTGAAATCGTTGCCATCTTTTAAAAGCCACCCAAAGTTGCAGACCTCTATACCTATGCTTGCCCTGTGAACAACCGTATTTCCAATGCCCAAGTGCCAGCCATAATTTTTATGGCTGGGGTAGCATTGGACAATCTTACCGTCATGTTTTGAATCCAATGTTTGAAGGTGCCTGCCGCCTATGACATATTGTGCGCCCACTTTTCCCCTTGTGTCTGACTCCCACGAATCGACCACAGCAAAAGGATTGTTCCACCCGGCTGTGTGGTGTAAAAACAACCACTCTTTCTTTTCACCTGTCGTATAATATTCGTCAGGTTTTAATAAGTATTTGCTTATTGTATGAGATACTTCGCTTAAATCGGTAGTGATTAGCCCTTCTTTGCTGTTTTTAAATAACAGTTCTTTCGTAGCGTTATCAACTGCCCCTGTAACCGGTATCTTGTTCTTCTGCTGGAAGTTTCTTATAGCCGCTTCCGTAAACTCGTCATACTCTCCAGTTAGCGGTACGTTCAACGCTTGCTGAACTTCTTTTGTTTCTGCCGTTGTCATCCATATCTCCTTATACAAGATATTTTATATTTCTAACCTTGAAAGCCTGTTTGCTTATGTTGTTAGTCGGTTTAAGGACACCTTCAAACACAAAAGGGACGCTTTTTTTGCTTCTCATCTGTGAATACGCTTGCGATACTTTCCCTATCGTAAGGCTGTTTCCTATCTTGTCCATACTTCCATCTTTGTATACAAGGTATATGCCCGGTTGTGGGTCTTTTGTGTCGTCTTCTTTTGCTCCGCCAGCAAATGTAAACCCTTTGCTGTTGAATTTGACATCATCAGAAACGAGACCGACTAAAACAGCGTCTTGGTTGAACTTCCGACCTATGTCGCCGCAAAAGCCTATAAAATCTCTCTTTGACATATCCTCTGGCCTTGTGAACAATACTGATTCCTCCACAGAGTCTTGCAAAGTTTCCGGGTCTGCATCTTTATATTCTACTCCGTCAGGCGCTTCCTGCCAGTGCCCGATCAAAGAGTACCCTCCCATCTTTTTTGAGGCAAGGGTAGAATTAAGTTCTTTGTTTAACTGTCTATTTTGTTGCAAGGTGTTTCCATATCTGAAACCGGTGGCTATGCAAAAGTCTCTTTTACTTGCCATGTTTAAAAGCCTTGACAAACTGGCCTCACATATAGCCCCTATCCTGCCTGTCGTAATTTCTTGATAAACGTCTTTTAGTCTTAACATAATCTCTCCGTATTTTTATATAAATATCTGTAAAAAATAATTAAGGAAGCGCTTGTAGCAGCGCGCCGCTCCAAGGAGAAACAACTCCGGGAACAACGCTCGAAACATATTGACCTGTCAAAGTCATAATATGGGTTCTGAAACAAGTTACCATCATGTTTAGCATGATGTTGAAATCAAGGTTCTGAACCACGGGTACGCCTACCCATGTGCCCGGACTTAGCACTGTCACGACCCCAGTAGGCCCGGTGATGACAATCCCTGTCCAATACGAGAGTATGAAAGGCCCAATTTGATTCAGTATGTGCACTTCGCTTTGAGACGCAAGGTTGGCGTTACATTGTGCCAGTATCTGTTGATTCAGTATGGGAAACTTGGGAGCGTTGTTAATTATAGTGCCGCCCGCTGTCATGGTGTCAAAATGTAACGATACGGCCTGATGGTAGGCATCAGAGATAGTCTGGGCAAACTGTGGCACTGATATGTGCTGTTGCCCAGTTAATACCATACATTTTGTCTTAAACAGACTCCAAGACATTATTTATTCCCTCGGATAAACCGCTTGGTTTTGGTATTTTTACTTTTGTCGTTGTTAAAAGTCTTTGCGGTTAGGGTCTGCCACAGAAATTACGTCAAGTTTAATTTCGTGAGTTAGCGTTTCGTTTAGGTGTACCCCTCCCTTTATGAACATTTGACCCGAATACTCACAGTTTGTGCATTGGGCGTTTTGTGTAACCTCTGCTTGGTCTTTAAGTACGCAGTTGTCTATTATAGACTCTTTGTTTACACGAGAGCCGTGAAACATTTTAGAGTTCGTTACTGTCGATTTTCCATTTACGCGCGCTGCGTTATGGAGATATGAGCTGTTTACGACCGAAAAGCCAGATACGTCAACATTATCTCCGACAAAGCTGTCCCTGACAATTGAAGAGCCAAAAACCCTTGCCCGTCCGGCAACGGTAGAGTTTGTTACAGTAGCATTGTCACACACCTTTGCGCCCTCAAGAACAACCGAGTCGTGCAGCACTGCGTTCTCAAACACGTGCGCTGTGTTGAATACCCAACTATTGTCATCTTGAGGAAGGTTCGCCTCTGATTGAACGAACCCCCCAATCTCCCCTTCCTTTACGATTATCTTCCTGTCCACATATCCGTTCCTCTCCGACCCTTTTATAACCACCTCGAATGTTTTCAAGGCGTAAATTTTAAATACTTTAACGGGCAACCCTTTTGTTCCCGTAATCTGGCTGTATTCCCCTGTCAGTAGCTTATACTTCATTCACATCTCCTAAATGAGTGTTATTTGTGCCAACACATAAGCCAACTATATGTTGAGCATAGGCACTGTTGACAATATTATCAGCACCGTTATGGCTGTTGCTGAATATTTAACTCAAAAATCCCTACTGTTGACCAGCCTACAATCGTCTATGTTTGGGTACGTTTTAACAAGGCAAGTCAACAGCAAGGATATGAAAGGTGGCGCAAGGTGCGTCGAGCACATTGTCACCTGTGGTGTGTGCATCACAACCCTCGGCACAGGTGGTCAGCATATCGGCAAGACCTCTGTATGTCCGTCCAGTCTTCTGGGTGGACTGGCCGCCCATGTGCGTCTAATTCTGGGTTTCCAAGACATACCATGTCTTCAACAGGTGTCTTTTTGGGCTTAACATGGCTGTGCGGTATTTTGCACAAGTGCTGGTATCCAGAGTAGTCTGCCCAGCCCTTGGCCATACCAATCAATTTGTTCGATAGCTCCTTCGGCACTTCGTTGTAGTCGAACTCAACTATAACGTCCTCTATGTCGAACACTTTGTTTTGAACAAGGTAGTCCGCCAAGGCCATTGTCATCTCACACTCCCTGTGCAGTTTTTTGAATATTGAGTCGAGTTTCTGGCCTTTGTCTCTGGATGCAGTGCCTTTTATAGAATCTTTGGCGTAAATACAGTGAACACCTCTCCTACCATTACAGAATGAGATAACCACAAAGTAGTGTATCGTACCTGCTGTTGCAATGGAGTCACAGCCTATGAAAGCCTTTAAATTGGCGTGCCTTGACTTTATTTCAAGGCAGTGCTGGACCAAGTCAACAGGTACATTGTTGTGCTTGAATACTTGGTTCTCAACAATAAACTTGTTTTCCATTGCAGAAAATTTCATGGTTGTCTAATCATGCTTCGTCTTCTTCGTTTTTCTCCTCTGTGATTATGACTGTATTCAATGTTTCGTCGCGCTCAAACTCGTACTGTGGCTCTGTCAACAGGAACTTGTGTATCCTAGCCATAAGTTTGCGATGGGGCATGTCCACTATTATGCTCTCGCCGCTGGTGAGGAGAATCATGGACATGTTGTTGTTCTCAGGGTACTCCATTATCCTGAAAATATCCATTATGTCGTCCCTCTTTACCCACTCCCAGAGTATTACTCCGGGCTTTACGCCCTCGTTTTGGGCGATAATTTCTACTGGCGACCCCACTCTGTCCGCTATGTCCCTTATGTTCTTTGGGTACATGCTTTCTTGGTAGGTCGGCAAGTCCAACCACTCGTTGTTTTTCAACCAAATTCCTCCGTCATTTGTAGATTGATGCGGTATCTTTAGGGACAATTATCGACATGACAGTATAATATGCCTTTGTAAAAAGCCTCATTTTCTCGATATAGCCTTTTAGTACGCTGAACCTGATACAATGCCGCTCTCAAACACTTCCTTGCTTGGTGGGTGTCCCAAGCCATATACACACGGCATTGGGCAGTGCTAAACGCACGTCCAAATAACGAATACAAGTGTGCAATGCGCAGTGTTAACGTTGGCTGGCCGTTACACTATTGACTGTTGTTTAGACCCTTCTGGGTCATCACATAGGTTACTTTGGCAATTTTTTTGATTGCCAAGGCAATCTTCTTCTTAATGGTGTTCGTCATCATCATGTCCGTATCTGTCGCTTGGGTCTATGTGAAAATTACCCGCACGGGATATAATCACAAACACAGCAGCGAGTATTATAAAAATAAGCCCACACTTACCGTTAAAGTTATTTATGTCTAAGAATTTTTTAGGAAGTTCAAATACACAGAACCCCGCCAACATCATGCAGATGATCGATAAAAGCGGAGAAGAGGTTACAGTGACGTTTTCGTCAACTGCCCTTTGTGCCCTGAACTCTTGGTAATCTTCCCAATCTCGGTGGGAAAGGGTTATTTTTTTTCTTGTTCTAAACATGATAATTTTGTTTTGCGTTAAAAGGTGGCCCAAAGGTACATCAGTAAATATCAATTCTCCAAATTTTTTCGGAGTTTACTTGTTAATATTTTCCCAACGGGTGCATCAGGCTGCTCCAGTGGGCTGTCCCATTTGAACTCGAACCAGTCAATTCCAAAGTAATCCGCTAAAAATGAACCAATTGCACCGCTTCTTGATACTCCCATTGTAAAGTGTAGTACCAAAGCCTTAGCACCTTTGTTCGCTTCTACGAACTTAATAACAGCATCTGCTGTTGCTTCGTCGAACAGAACAGGCTCTGTTTGTGGGTTGTACCCCCTTCTTCATCGAATCAAAGGTTCAGGACATTGGGGGCGTATTCCAGTATGTTCGGCACAACCCCCTAAAATTTTATTACGAGGTTCGCGGACGGGTATCGCTGCGCATTGGTCTTTTAGACCTTTAGCACCATCAAACATCTCTATAAGGCTGCCCTTGGCATTACTTTAATGTGATTTTTCATAGGCAGTACAAAATGGTTGATGCGTTCTTCTTTATCTCAATGTTCTCAGCAAACTCTCCGGCAAGGGAAAGTTGTCGGGTGTCGAACGGTACGGTTATCAGATGTGTGCCGGACTTGGATTCGAGAGTGGCAACCACGTTATTCTCGTAGCCGGACTGACATTGGTTTATTTTTCCTGTGAGAGCGGCCACGTCCACCTTCTCCAAGTCATCAACGTCAACGACCCAGTACTTTACTCCATTGCCTTGAACAGAGTCGTGAGCATGGCTCAATATAGATATTGGGTTGCTCGCGCTTGTCTCAAGCCTTTCCAACATGCTCCTAGCGACTTTCCAAGACACGTCCCTGTCTGACTTTGGGTTCAGGTTTATGTAGCACCTAGCGTTGTACGCTTGGCAGAGAACCTTTATCCCCTCCATGATAAATTCTAGTTTATCCTCAGAAGATACAAACCATTCAGCAACCTTTCTGGTAGCACGTTCATGTCCGTCCTTGGAGCGTTGCAGAACCTGAACGTGGTAGGAGCCGAGGTCAAACCTCAACAGTGGCAGTATCAGGCTTAGGTTGTTTTTCATGGTTGTCAATTATTTCGTGCATTTCGCCAAGTAATCTCAGCATGTTGTCCACAGACTCTTCGATTTTATCGGCCTGTTTCAATCGTTCAAGATTCCCTCCCTCGATGTTGTCGAGCAGGGTGTCCAGTTTGCTTTGCGCGGGGTCTCCCCCATCTGGGACGTTAACTCAGCAACGAGCTTTTCAATCTTACTTCTCATACTTTTTGAGCAGTTGGCTTCAACCACAACTTGTCGAAGATGTAGTTGAAGAGTGGCGGGTTCATCTCCCGGAAGGCATACAGCCTGTCCAGAGTCCTGCTCGTACTGAACCTGAACATCTTGTCCAGTTCTTCCCGGACGCGCTCCGTAGGTACTGTTTCCTTGAACCTCTCAACGTCAAGGCCCTCTATCCCAGAAACTATGTCGCTTGAAAGGTTGAACCCTTTCGTGATGGAAAACCTCAACGCCCTAAGAACTCGCAGCGGGTCATCGTTAAAGGAAGTGGCTGCATCAACAGGGCAAGTAAGCAACCTCCTCCTCAAAGCAGTCTGTCCGTCGAATGGGTCAATGATAGTCCCATCAATGTCACGGGCGATTGCGTTTAGAGTGAAGTCTCTACTTCTCAAATCATCTTCCAATGTGCCCAGTTCGATGTTCAGTGGCCGACGAGCGCCTTCTATAAAACCAGACTCCTTACGAGCCAGCACAAAGTCCGCCACAAGTCCTTGGTGCTGGTGTCCCTTTGGGAATTTTGCCCTGATAGTAAACACATCGGGCGCGCACAAGAACACCTCGTACCCTTCTCGGACTATTTCTGCACGAAACCAGTTGAATGCAGTTACAGCATCAACGGTAGGGTCATCAGAAGACACGACCACAGTGTAGTCGGTGTCCTTAGACCTCAAGCCCAACAGCGAGTCCCGCACCGCTCCGCCTACTTCGTACAGTCCGTATGTCATGGCCTATCCTTCTTTGAAATCGTTAGAAAACGTGTAGCCAAGTTCAATTAAGCGAAGGTAGTAGCGAGTTTTACCAAACCCTGACCACACAACAACAACATGTCGTACTTGTATCCGACTTCGTTGAAGGCTATTTCGTTGACATCGCGCGGTTTGCGGATTTTTAATCTCATGCCCCTAACCTCGTATGCTTATTATCCATCAGGGTGGGAAAACTTGTGGCTTAAAACCTGTGCTATGTGTTTCATAATCGTTCGCATTCGGGTTCGATCTGTTTCCAAATGTGTTTAGAGCAATCCTTGTCGTTAAACATAGAAAACACAGCGCTGCGATGAGGATATTTGGAGATACGCTCTGCAAATGCTTTCCTCGCGTCGTGTTCTGACAACCCGTGCAAGTTTATCATATTGTCGTAGAAACGTTTTTCTATTAAATATCTTGAACGAATATCGGCCTCAAGGTCGGCATACTCTTTTCTCAAGGACTCTTCGTATTCGTGAACCTTTTCATAGAACTCGTCAGGCACGTCGCCGAGTATAGATGAAACCGGTTCGCCGTTGGCCAATGCTTGCCATATTGAGCGAGTAGAAAGGTTCGTCATTTGACGGTGCAGTTTGATATACTCCTCAAACTTTATCTTACAACGCTGTCCGTTAGAAAACCTGACCACAAACCCTTCTGCGTTTTTCCAGTTCAGTTCCTTGATTTTTTTCCAGTCGAGGCCGTCAAACTTTTTGACAATTGGAACGGAGTCAAACAGCAGGCCGTCAGTCGCATAGTTTAAAGAAAGTTCTTTTCCGTCTTGGAAACAGCCAGTAGCCACTAAATCACATACTGGGTACGAAACTACAATCTGCTCAAATCCGATCAACTCAAAGCAAAAAGTAACATTTTTGAGTTGCAGATGGCGCAGGTATTTCTCAAACTTTGGATACTTTTCATCCAACAGTCTCTTGGCCTCAAGTGCATGAGGAGAGGTAAACGAGCCGCGAGACGCAACAATCATTTGACCACCATACCAGAACACGAGTATGAGCGAACCGTCCAACTTCTCGAATACTTCAAAGTCGTCAGTTGCTTCGTGCTTCTCCTCTTCCATGTTGAAGAATCGGTCAAAAGATTTAGCTACAACTTCATAATTGGAGTTGTAAACTAAGGCTCTGTATTTAAGCAAATTTTCATCCCACAGATTTTCATAAGTTACTTTTTCAGAGTAATTTATGATTTTCAAGTCCAGTGTTGGATGAGTTTGTATTCTTACTAACCCTTGTTCTTGATACTTTTGCTCAAGTTCTTTTGTGATAAGTTTATTCGCATCCATTTTAAATTGTATAGTAGTTGAACTGGAAGGTTGAACTTCTTACTTAACTCAGACAGTGAGTATGTACTTGAGACATCTAATTTCAGAACTCTGTCATAAACTTTTTTAGTAGAAAGTTGTGTTTTATAGAGTAGGTACGATTTAGCAATATGTCTGTATTTCCCACGAGGGTATATTGGATTTTTGTAAATCATATTGGACACTTTAAAAGCCTTGACTCCACTGAATGTAAGTTGGTGTAACTTATTTTTAATGTTGCTTATGTGTCCTTTTATAGGAAGCCTGTCGTTGACAGCACAAATAAACTCCATAGTTCCAACTACTGACAAGTGTAAGCAATAAGTTCCATTACCATTGTTGTATATCCCTATACGTCCATCCCCTTCAATATACCCTTGCAAAAAAGAAAAGAACTGTTCATCTGATGCAAATGTAGGAAGTGTGTATGTATAGGTCTTTCATGTTGTATCTGTATTTTGTCTTGTTTTGAGCGGGAAGTTAGTCAGCTCAAAGAGGTAAACATCGCCAGAGTATGTTCGCCCATTGCTCGTGTGCGCCGCTTCGCACATCTTCTGGATGCTACCTCCAAAGAACAGTTTGTCGCCGATTTCCGCAAAGGCAACAAAGTGCTTACCGAAGGTTCGGTTTTTAGTGGTTGACGGTTTCATTTTTTAAAGATTTGAAGGGGCCAAGTAAGTGCTTTTATAAAAATTCCATCAAACTCGCCGTAGTCTGACATCATTGCTTGTATTGGTAGTGAGACAATGAACCCAGCGAACCAGACATACGCTGCTATTGTTAGGATGTTCATATTTCTGATTTAGGACGTGCAACAATTGTGAATGATGGAAAAAAGATAAGGTCTCAGTCCATACGAACCAAGCCCTACCATACGAATATAACCCCCAAAAACGGAATAAAATATTTAAAATTTTTCATAACTGTTTAGATATGGAAGTCGATTGCGGTAATAAGAGAGTTGTAGTGAATTTTGTCCCAGATTGCGTAAAAGGTTTCCGTCCAATTTTCGTCCTCGTCCTTTGAAATACCGAACCAGCCCATTCGACCTTTTTGAATCCACTCCCCGTTGATGACAATAACATGCGGAACAAAAGATTCACGTGCGCGAATTTCCGCATACTGTTCAGCCGTCAGGTCGTTGAAATCTTCAAGGTCAAACTCCCAAGTATTTAAGAGGTCTCGCTGAAATTGCGTCAATTCTTTGTTTGACTGAGCCTTTTGTAAGGCGAGCAGTGCTGGCTGGTTGTGGTACACTTTTCCTCTTTCGCCGAGGTTATCGATGTGAAACAAGTCTTTCCACAAGGTTTCTACCTTTGGGATTTTACCATCAGGGAAGCAATTAGCAACAGTGTTGTAGTAATTGATAGCCTTTTCGTAAGATTTCGTTGTCATGGCCTTTAAGTCAATGTCGCGCTTGCGACACACGTTTGCTTTCTTTCCGTTTTTGAGCGTAAAGTAGCCGTCCCATCGTCCGCCAACTTCGTACCAGTCCCATTTTGAATCCGGGTTATAAGTTGACCAATTCTCCCAAACACCTTGTTCATTGGGCTTCCAATCATTTCCGTTCCAGTCTTCGCCGTGTTCGGCGTAAAGTTGCTCAAATGTTTGGTTTGAGAGTCCGTACTCTTCTTGGTAGTGTTTTACGAACATGGCCTTTTCTTCTTCGGAAACAGTGCCAGTGATGTAAGGTTCAACACCAATACGTTCATCGTACTTTTCAAGTTGGCTTTGTACGTTTGCGCCAACAACAAGTCCTACAAAGTGAGACATAGCTTTAATTGTTCGATTCGTTATAGTTTTCCCAGTCACTTTTCGCAGCTTTGCGAAGGATTGAGGGTTTCATTGTTTTAACAACTGTTTACGCCTTTCTCCGAAAAGCCCCTTATAGAGAGGAATTTGAATTTCCAGATGTTCGCTTTATTTTCGGAGACTTGCCTCAAGGTTCTCTCTGACCACTAATCCGCAAAAATGTGACATATTACAGCGGTTAACAGCTAAGAGTTCATGTCTTCATACCACTCTCTGTCGTATCTGGCAGATTGGCGAAGGTTTTCGCGTTTTACCATTTTTTTGAAGAGGGCCGGGCCAAGAGAGCTGGCAGCAATGATAAATATTCCTGTTAATAACATGGTGTTGGTGTGGTTTAAGTTTAGTCCGCTTTGCGGACTTTTTTTGTTGAATTAATTCCGCTGTTGAAGGCGTGATTAAGCATCTGCTTCAACTTTGGGTTTGCGTTACAGCATTTCTGACAGTCGTGGGACAGGGTGAGGAAATGCTGTTCAAGAGTCATCGGTTTTTACTTTTTTTTTGAAAAACGGCTTGACCTGCTGACCTTACGTTTTCGGCCAAGCACATAAACATCATTAATCAATTCAAGACCTCAAATTCAGCGTCTTGAACTGTTGCGTATGAGAGTGCCAACTGGAACAACTCTTGGTTGAACTCTATGTCGCGCACCGCAGATGCCATCGGACGGCCTTTGCGCTTCATCCCGTCCACTTTGAACCCGCCTATGGTACAGGCTTCTTGTACCCTGTTATAGACAACCCACAGGTTGTTCCCCTCGTCTTCTGGGCGAAGGACTTGCGCCACACCAGAAACATCGGCAGCGGGCGAAACGGTCTTCCAGCGCAGGGCAATTGCTTGGCGGGTAAATCTCTGGACCTGCTCATCGGACAAGGTTACAGAAGCCATTTCTTTCTGCCTGTCCACGGCAATTTTCAAGTTGTCAAGGAAGCCCATGGCAACCTCGAACGCCGCGCTTTCTGGTGTACCCATGTGACGTACAGAGAATTGACCAAACTCTTTGGTCGCAATGACCAAACCGTTTGAGCAAATCAAGCGGTAAATGCCGACATAAACCTGCAATCGGCTCGAACCGTCGTATGAGTTGACGATAACGACTTCTGGCTTCAACAGGTCGCCGCCGATTTCTACGGCTTCGAGCGCCCTGAGCTTTACAACGTGCTTTCCGCGGCCTTTGTTGTCGGCCTTTGCAGCACGAGCTTTGCGAACGCTGACGGAAACCAACTCAAACATCCCCAACCGCAGGATGTTGTCCACCAAGGTACGGGTGTCCATTGTTTGATAGTGTTTGGACATTGCCTTGGAAGTTTGGAGTTCCGGGTTCAGCAGAGATACGTCTGTGGTTGCAAAAACATTGGTCATATGTTCAACAATTAACAATTAGAAATAAACAATTCGAGACGTTTCAGCACGTCGGCCCCCGTATGCCCGTCGAAATACGGGTTTACGTCGTGCGTTTCGATGCCGTCCAAACTCGCCCAAAACTTTTCAGGCAAATGGAACGTGATCTGTCTCCCTGCTTGCGGCTGGATTCCGCAGACAAACCAGCCTTCCCATTTTTGCCCGTCCGCGTTTCGGGAAGCCCGCCAAGACTTCGACTTGTGCGCCTGAATTAAGGCGACGAAAAGCAGACACCTTGCCTCGTACAACTCTCCAAAGGTGTGGTAGCCGTCCGAAATCATGTTTCGGTCAATTTCGGCGGCGGCGATCGCGGCGTTGATTTCGGCTACCGTCATTTCGTTTCTTCGGCCACTACCCGCCCGCCAACGGATTCCCAATCAAAGTCCGGGCGGCGGCTCTCCCAAACTTCGTAACCGCCTTGGTTCCAGCGGTTGTACCGTATTTTTTGCCACTCGCCGCCGCGCAAACGGCGGTAGATGTAGCCTTTTGTTGATACCTGTTGTGCGGCTATAATCGCAACCGCAAAAACTGCAACAATAATGTAGGTCATTTTTTTAAAGTTTAGTTGTTAAAAAATTGACAACCCCGCTTCGTCGGCTGTGCCTCGAAAACCTCGCACAGCGTCGAAGCGCCGAGTTGTCGTTTGGTTGTGAACGATGGGGCAAAGGTACAGACAAGTTAAATAAGTTGCAAGATCGTTAACACTTTATTTGAAATTATCCGCCATACCGAGCAGTCCCGGCGTTTACAACAGCATCAGGAAACTTTTCAATCAGTTCCGAAAAAAATCTTTGAATTGTTCTTTGATTCGGTTGTGTGTGCTAAGAGTATCGACCCAGTTTACGGGAATAGCAAGGTGTCCTAGGTAATCATCACACCAGAACCCTTTATCAAAGTCAATTTTATCCACTTTGTAGTCATATGTGGAGATGTTGATAAACCCCTCGTCAACGCCTATGTGACACATATCTTCATTCTCGACGTGTTCAACAACAAGTTTCTCAACAAAAGTCAGGTCTGAATCAAATGTGAATTTTTCCAGTTTTTTGCCGCAATCAGTGCAGTATTTTGCACCTACTCGCACATCGTTGTCTGGGTGATTTTCACATCCGAATTTTAAGGTTTGTGACTATGTATGGACTGGTATCTGAACCAGAGCGCATTTTTAGAGTGATGTTGATACTGACATAGTTTTTATTTAAGAGATGAGATAGCGGTAGTGTGGGGCGATAACTGGCACTTCTGCTACGATGGTATATGCCCTAACGGTTTTAGTCCCGTCAGTTATTGTCGTGTTGATGTTGACACCGATACTGGAATCTGTCACCGTGATGTTGTGTAGGTTAAGTCCCTTGCGGATGATTCGGTCAGCCAGTTTTTTGATTGAGTTTTCGTAGTGCGTGATGGCGCGTTTCTCTGACTTTGCGATGTGTTTTTCCAATCCACCACAAACCGCAGAGCGCGCACCCTCCCTCAAACGACGGTAAGTTCTCGACTCTTTGGTATTGTAGAAATTTTTCGGAAAAGACAAGAACTCGCTACGAGTGCCGACGTTTACAGGACGAGGTTCAAGCCCAAAATATTTGCACCAATCAACTTCCTTCCACTTCACCATCTGTTCCATACGAGCAAATTCCCGAACAGCATACTGCCTTGTTTTTTCAAGGTAGATGGATTTTAGGCTTTGTGTGGCCTCGGATAGCTGTTTAACAAGGTTCTTCATATTAATTTGATTTGCGAGTGGTGGTACAATAGTAAGGGAGTGTTATACGCTATGCAAGTCCCTTGCCAGATGTTAACAAATTATTCACAATTGTGTACAACCTCGCCGTTGTACGATTCTACCCATGCTTGGGTCCCGTTGTTTATGAACAGGCTGTCTCCCAACTCATCTACTGTAAGGGTGTGGTTTTCGTCTGCAAACTGGATAGCGTCTTCCAATATATCGAAATGGTATTCGATAACCGGGTCAGACCAGTTGTTGTGCCAATTCTTGAGATATACCGTGAACATGGTGTGTAACATGGTGTGTTGTTTTATGAATGATAGGACAAAAGCGCATTCAAGCACAATACCGCTCAATAGTTGAAATTCTTGATTTGGAGGTTGGTGTTTAGGAACGCTCCAAAGTCTCTCTTGTGGTCGAAGTTGAAGTCCATTGCGAACATCAACTCGTCTGTGATTCCGTTGATTTTCTCCTTCCAAATTTGGAAAGCAGAGTAAACTGCGGGGGAAAACAGGCTGCTGTCGGAGAATCTGGTGTCGAGTTGTCCTGACAGTTCGTTCCAAGACTTCAAAGACGGGTTGTTGAAAAATGTTTGAACGCTTTCGTCCAGAGGTACGGTGTTGTTAACCTTGCTTTGGTATTCGCCAATCTTCTCCATGATGCGGTCTTTGTAGCGGAGAAGGTTTTTGAGGGCTGTCTCAACCCGTTTGCGTTGTTCGGCGGAGTTGAGCGCATTCCATTCCGACCCGTTCAAAGTGTCGAGGAATGCGCCGTATGCGTTTGACTCGAACGCCTCGTTCAACGATGCCACATACTTCTCTACCATGTTCTTGTCGAAAGATTGGTCTGCAAGGTCGTTTTCTACTGAAAGGAAAACCTTGCGAACCAAAGCAACCTTGTTGGCAGTGGGCTGTTCCTCGGAGGGGGCAGCTACAACTTCCGGCCATTTTCGCACACCTTTTGCGATTTCTGTCATGCCGTATTTTATATTGGCGAGGGACAGGTCATAATATTTGTCCCCAACAGATGTAAGTCCTCTTCTTACACTCTGTTTTAAAGCATTCCATTGTGAGATGGACAGTACATACTCTTGTCGGTTTACGTCCGACCCTTCGAGGAGCGCGTAAGCAGCATCAAGGTCGTTTGCTGCGAGGAGATCTTCAAACTGTTGCATAATGGTCTGTAAGTTATTGGGCGACGTATTCAAATTGATATTGACAACCTGCCGGCAAGTAATAAGCGTATGCGCGGCAAAATTCCGGGTATCTTTGTTTCAATAGAACAGTCGCCTCTCTTGCTTCTGACTTGCCTGTGTACTTTCCGTAGTGGACTACCCAGTAGTCCTTAATCTCTTGTGCGTTGTTTTGTGCCATTGCCCCATCTGGGAGCTTTGATACAAGACACCCGGCTGGCCGAGAGTTCGGGGGATATACCATTAGCTCCATTCGCACTGTCCAATACCCCTCGGTCGGAGCAGCGCTTGCGACGTACACCCTCTTTTGACTTGCTACGACCGTGTCGCGCGACAACTCCCTTACCTGTGCAGAACAGTTGTCCGGGTCAATGAGGGTTTCTACGACGACCCTTATCTGTTTTTTAATTTCCAGATACTCCGGTGTTGCAGAGATTGTTGGCCGCTTCTCCGTCCCGTAGTATGGTAGGGCATCGCAGGGGTCTGGCGCGAGCGGAATGTTGAAAGAATGCTCTGCCGGGATTGGGACTCTTTCTGTGATCGCCCCACAGGGAGCAGATGTCTGTTGTGCTGAAAGCAAGGTGCTGCTAAACAGCAATAAAATCGTCAGCGGTTTGTTCATTTTTCTTGAACACGTTGTAAACTGTTTTACCTTTTTGTGGGATGTTGTTTATGCTGTGGATTGTTCCCCTTCCGATAAAAGTATGCCCGTGATAAACATCGGATGTTTCTGATATCAGGTCATACTCGACAATCCTGCCATCTTCGAGCAGTGCTTTGCGGGATGTTATTTTAACACGGCCCCATTCCCACAGAAGGCCTTTTTCATCTTTGTGAATCATATTGTGAGTGCTTTTTTAAGTGAAAATTAAAGTGTTAGTACCGGTGGTGCTATTTAGGCCGCGACAACAAACCACATTGGGGGTTTTCGTGAGCGCCTGCCGTATGCGCTGTTGTAAACAGGTGGGCTCAAGTCCAAAAGTCAGTTGTCACTGTCATCTGAATATAGGGTGAATTTTTGAAAAAAGGTCGTATGCGATACAACCTCTCCAATTCTCTTTTATCCAACTGTCGCCCGTGAGTTTTATGTGCACGAAACGCTCTACATGGGAAAGCGAACAATATCCGCCAAAGAACCACCAGTGAACAACTACCAAAGCAATACCAATGTTGCCAGTAAGGTTCATAAACGTTACAGCAATTGTCCAGTGCAGTGCCAGCGTAAAAGCGTACAAAAGGTATCTCATATATTGTTAAATCTATTTTAGTTCAGAGGGGATAGGCACATTGTGAGCGCGGTGTCAAGTCGTGCCCCGTGTCTGTTGCCCTTCGTCTGAATAGGCAACGTCATATACCCTGCCCTTTCTGTTTAGAAAAGGGCGAAAGACTAAACCTCGGTTGCCTTTTCTAAAGTTTTGTTGTCAGTGTTGCGTACATTACCCAAATCAAAAACAGTGTGTATAGCGCATCAAAGACCCCATCAGTCCAATCTGTCCTTCTTTTGGGCGGTTCTGTGCCATCCAGTTCGCAATGGTTGTTCTAACGATCTGAGTTGCCGCAAATACAATTACAGCATAAGTATCATGTCTTTATTTTTTCTTGAAGGTGTATTCGTTGAGGTTCGGTTCGCACGAGTCGAAGTAGAATCCCTCATCAAATAGAAGCCTGTTTATTTTCTGCATAGACGATTTATACGCGCCCCCTTCGTATCTAATGGTTACTTCGGTGATGCCTATGTCTTCCCGAAAAACCGCCGAATGGCCAGAAGTGGCGCTGACAAACACGCGACAGTTGTTGGTGTTTTGATGGGACAGTATCTTTAAGATAATGTTAGTCATTGCTTTAAGTTTGCCATGAGGTTGTTGTTACAAAGGTTCTCAAACCACTTCTCACATTCCAGTATGGTGTGGCAATATTTTACCTCGACAGATTCTTGCTTAGGCTGTATCTGGGACATGTGGTATGTGTTTAATGGGTGCCATAGAAAGGACTTTTTGGGCAAAAAAATTGTCCGCGAGTAGAGAACAGGTATTAGCGGGGAGCGCAGGACGCAAAAACACGCAAAATGACCCTAAATTAGGGGGGGTCTAACCCCCCTTTGACCCCCGGCACAGCCCCCCCCCTGTTTTTGACACAATTTGTGTCGGGAAAGTGGGGGTATGGTCGCTTCGCGACGATCGCGCCCAGCAAGATTACTCGCACCCGCAAGAGTTTGGGTACTGTGCTTGAAAGAATATCCAGTATTCATCACCATCTGTTTTCCAGCGCGTATCTAAGGCACGAGCCTCGGCTAACCATGCTGTTGTGTCACATGATGACATGAATGTTGTGTCTGTTGTGCCATTGTACGACAACACTACAAGGGAACTGTCTGTGGGCGATTTAACGCATACTACACAGGAGTTATTGATTGTGTGCCAGCACTTGCTGGTCGTTCCTTCGCAAGGTTCGACCTTGTTGCACGACGAACTGGCCCAAATGGCCGTGATGGTGATGGTTGCAATTATTAGTTTTTTCATTGTCAGTGTTTTTTAAATTTTACGGCACAAAGGTACGTACCTCTACAAAACAATGCCAAAAAATTAACAACCGTTAACATATTATTATCAATCGCCTGTCTCGATAGAGGTAAACACGAAGATGGCTGTAAGCTCGCCAGTGGCGCAAATAATCTTCTGTGCGGTATTCATTGTTGTTGAGTTCCTATTTGTATTTCGTCCAGAACCTTCACACGGTCGATCAGGTCTGTGATCGCCGCAGGCGATAGCAAGTCAGCAAGGTAGTCGAGCGGCATCCACAGACAGCCTTCAAAATCCTCCTCGAAGGCCGCCATCGGGAAAGGTTCGTCACAGTATTTTAACAACCAACTTACGAACGCAGGTATTGATACAAACTCTCTCATTGCTTGGGCAGTTGTCGAGGTACGCCACGGCCAAGGGGTCGAACCTTGATTCCCTTGACGTGCCCCCATTTTTGAAGGTTGCAATTAATAGCTTCGTTTTGCTTCGTAAGACAACGTCCTTGCCTTGGTGGACTCAAACTTCCACTCTTTGGCGGCACAGTCATACCACACATGACCAAACGGCATACCGTTGGACCCCCCGTCCCAAGAACGGTAGCACAGGTACAAAGACCCCCAAAACCTTTCAGGGCTTCCAGAGAAACCAAAGAAAGAGACAACGGCCTCGCGGACAACGGCCTCAAAAATACCGGACTGTCCTACGAGGTTGGGGCATACTATAATGGGGCGCTCCTCCGAGAAATCGATAGAAAACTCAACAGAAGTCCCCAATACTTTGTTTATGAAATCGAACATGGGAGTCCAATCGATGAACAAATATTCCGTGTTGTTCTCGTGGAACTTTTTGTACCCCAATTCTTCGCACTTCGAGACATCAGTCCCAGCGGGAAAAGTAACCACACTTGATGTGGCCTTGTTGAACATATTAATTTTCATGTAATTGTTGTTTGGCACAAAGGTATGGCAGCCCCAAACAATCCACAAGCCCGTTAACATTTTATTGTGGATTTTAACAGCGGTAAACTTTTTGTTTCAAAAGACTGTCCCCGTGAAACGGATTGTTTCAACGCTATTATTCGCAGGAAAATTACATTCTGCGAAGGAGGGGCGCATTATACGTACTGAACTCTCAAAAAAACTTGTGTTGGCCGTATTTTCACGAATCTTTTTTAGTTACAAAGCACAATCGCTGTTCAAAGCGCTTTGTTTCGCAAAGTAACCACACTGGCTGTTTATGTTCGCTCACATCTGGGTCATTTGCTTCCCAGCAGGACACTCCCCGACATCCGTACAGCGAGTTGTCCCTCTGTGGCAATGTCTGACAACATTTTGGCGGGGTTCACTTGTCTAGTTCTGTTAGGTTGTACCGTTTTATTATGTCCAACGGCTGTCTTGGGTCGCACAGGTTGTAGTTTGACAGCAGTTGTACCCATTGTTCCGTGTCGAGGTTTGACGTTTCGTGGCTGATGGTCGATACGGTTTTTGAGAAGTCTCTGAAACTTTCCCATGCCGTACCGTACTTTTTGATGGGCAATTCTCCCCTATATTCTATTGCTTGACCTTCCCACCCTTCGTCTGGTTGTAGTTTGAACAGGTTGTGGTGGCTTGGGTGGTCGTACCATTCGGAGTTGCTCGCTGCAACGGACAGGATGACCGATGCCGGTATCTTGAATTTCTTTGATTCAGATACTGCGATCGGCGCGAACCTTTTGATAAACTGTTCGCGCCATTCGCTGTCTGTCAACTGTACTGTGTTTGGCGGCGCCGTGTTTACCTTTACATTTGGCTCAGGTTGGGCTTTCTCTGTTTTGGGCATGTCCCACAGCATGAGAGATATTCCCAGCGACAGGAGGGACATTAGGAGTATCTTTGCTTTGTTTGACATGTCTCTGTTTAGCGGGCGATTTGAGTATCGGGGGTTGTCGTTTCCTTTTTTTGCTGTCTGGCACAGAACAGCAAACCCATGCCTGTTATAAAACAGGCCAGCAACATTATTTTAAGTTTATTGCTCATAGTCTTTACGTTTGTTCCAATGGACGACCCATTTGGTGGGACATGGTTGTCTATCATCATCGTTCCAATGTCCTTTTGGGCAATATGGAATGACTTTTAGTTGAGATGGGACAGCGTTGCCTCTGTAACAAGGACGAACCTTGGGGTGTCAATGCCCTTAGAATCTTTAAGATAGTTGAGGTATCTCTTCGCTGTCTGCTGTGGGCACTGTTGCCGGTGTCTGGCGCACCCTTACTGTGGTAAAAAACTCGCTCATAAGTTAAAAACGGGCTCGTCAGCGCCTGTTTCGTAGTTAGAGGTTAGCCTGCCCTCGGCGAACCCTTTGTAAATGTTCTCCATCTGCTCTCTAAACCAGTCCATTTCCTCGGCATCGCAGTGCTGTTCGTCGAAAGGGCTGTCAACTGTGTAGGTGCGGGGCGATATTCCCGCACTTGGGTCTCCTTGGTCGGTGATGTGCAACTTGATCATGGTTTGTATTTTTTTGAGTTGAGCATATTGTCTGATAGGGCAAAGTTTGCTTATGGCGCTATTGCCCAATCGTCGTCTTTTGGCCTATCTTATGGGCTTTTGTGCGCCTTTACGTTCTTTAGGCCGAACCTTTCTGTCAAATAACCCCGCCCCCCCCCCACAGGATGCCGTCAGAATCAAATTAACGGGCACAGAATCAATTCTATTTGCCCAGCAGCCCAAACTCTTCGTATAAGCCCAAAAGTTCTCTGTGGGATCGTTGCGGGCTATCTCAAGCCACATATCAATCCAAGCCTTATTGAGGGCGTATTCTTGCGTTTTACAGCCTTTTGGCGGTATTGGCACGTTCTCGGCTTTGGCGTGTTCAAAGTTTTTCCGCCTATGTTCTCTAACGGCAGGAAACCTTTCAGGGCTTGCTGCGCAGCGCTTGTGCCGCCCTTTATAATCATCAAACCTTCCTGACAGTAACCATACGCTCTAATGCAAACGGGAAAGTTGTGCCAGCAGGTAAATTCCGCCCGTACACTGTGCCCGTGCAATCAAGGTCAATCCTCCAAGTTTTAATAACCGCCCCCATCGTCAAGGACACCATAATCTTCAAGTTCCTCCGGGTCTTCTACTTCAGATAGGCCGAGGTTCACGAGTGCTTCGGGAGATAGGTCTTCGAGAAACCCCTCTTCGCCCGTATCTGGGTCGGTGTAAAACATCTCAAGGGCAGTACCGTTCATCATTGCTACTTGGTACTCTGAATTGGTGAGAAAGACGTGACCGGAGTTTAAGTTCATCATAATTTCAACCCCGTCATCTTCAAACCCTTCTGGTAAACCGTCTTCGTTCCAAGCGCGCAGCAGTTCCCCTGCCATCTCGCGCTCTCTGCGCCCAAACTTTGTTAAATCAGTTGTGGTCATTTTAATTGTTGTTTTTCTCTTGTACTATTTGTTATATCCGTCCCATAACTTGTCCCGCAAGTCACCCCCGTACAAAACGTCTTCTTGATCGCAGAATACAGTTCCGTGCTTGCGGACATAATCAGTTCGGCCTCTGGGCATGTTCTCAACAATCAGAAAACTGTGACCACATAACCTCAATGTCCAGCTTAATATATCTCCGCCTGTCGTTTATGTATTTCAACCACATTCCCTCGTATAGTGTTGGAAACATTTAGTTGTTCGACTCCCCCGAATAAGGGGATTTTGATTTTAACTTTTTAACGAGTTTGAATATGGCCTCGTCGTTTTCTTTTACAATTTTCAAGTCTTGGCTGTACACCGGCACCCTTTGCCCATCTTCCCATTGAACTACTGACATCGGTATCTGGACACCGAGCATTTGTTCAAGGCCGTAACTGTGCGTCTGCACTTCGATGATACCCACTGTGCCTTTCTCTGGGACTTTGTAGGAATATAGCTCTCCACCATTCTCTACAGAGAACCTTACCACGTCTCCGACATTGAACCTTCCCATCATGTCATCATCTGCTACTTGTACTGTCATGCCATCTCCTTTAGTGCGGGTTTCCTATGGACAGGCTTGCTGGCCCAAGAGTTATTTGAATATAAAACAAACCGAAATGTGCCAACATAAGCAGCACCCCCGCTATGCCAACGTAGCAAGCGAGTCGGCTATTTTTCCAATATCTTTTCAGCGCATTCAGCATAGCCTGTTTCAACAATTCAAACCAATTATTAAAGTATTTGTACAATTCTCCGCTTCTTTCATGTTTGCCACAGTGGTGGAGCATAAAGTCTTTGTAGTTTTGCGCCCTGTCCGCAATCAACATCTGTTTCACCTCTTCGCAAGAAAATCCAACAACTTTCACTGGATGAGCATATAGACCTTTTTGCAGTCCTCTTTGTACCTTAATAATAAATATCTTACTGTTTTGTTTATATTGAATTTCTGCTCTTCTAAATCTAAGCTAACCCACTCCCCATTTTCATATATTGACAGGGAAATTTCATCAATATTTCTGTCAAGTTCTACTGACTTGACGAAAGTATCCTCCTTCAATTCTATGATATATGTGATCGTAAACGGCAGAGGATATAAAACAACTATATTTGAACCTTCCTTGGCAATCTTACACGGGTCGAACTCGGTGATTGAATAGATGTCACCGATAACCTGTGACTGTGCAGGTGTCAGGAAGGCTGCAAAAAGCAGGAGTAAAAGAAATTTCATCAAGGTTTCAGTATTTGGAGCAACCTGTCTATGTTGCTTATTATCTTGTCAAATTGTTTGTTGAAAACTTCGCCTGTCTCTTGTGGGGTTGGCATTTTTACCCCTTTCTTCGACTTTTCAAATTCCCTTGCTTGCTTTTCAAATTCCCTGTCTTTCATTGTATTTTTTTTAATTACAGTATAATTGAACAACATCTCTTTCAGAAGGCTCTTCCCATAGCAAGTTATTGACGGTGTCGCGGTGCTGTATTGTGGCTATTGTGACAACTTCCCACATCTTAGGGCCATTCCTCCAACTATTACAGCGCTTTCTTCTTCCAATGTTGTGGTATATTCGACCAGTTCTCAAATTTTGTACAGACACGTGGAAATGTCTTGGCGGGTCAACACCGATAATTTTATATTTGTCTTCCGCCCAACCAACTATGACAGAGCGGCTCTCACGATATGTACCTTCCCCGGCGCATGAAAATAGGGCAAGTGCGCCCAAGAAAATTATAAATTTCATTTTTTTGTTTTAGTACCCCCGGCAGGACTCGAACCTGCGCTCCTGCGTCCGTAGCGCAGAGGTCTTCCATTAGCCTACGGGAATAGGTGAGGCCTAAGCCTCTTTTTACTTTCTTATCACAACATAAATCGTGTCTCTCACGACCCCACCAGTATGCTCCACCTCCCTGACTCGTCCTGTCCAACCTCTTTCGTGTTGAACGATGTCCCCTGCTTTAAGACCTTTAGAGTTGTTTGGCTTGATGTCGCTCATACAGTTAGTTTCTGGAATCCGTGTGTGAATGAAATACAAACTACCTCTGCTTCCTTTATGTCCCCAAGGGATACGTTTTTACACAGCGTAGCGTCACTTTTTCGGTTCCATTTGCGGGCTTTTTGAAGGGATTTATCCCAGCCAAAGCGGGCAAGATAACCGAGGGTAGGATGCTTTATCACCCACATCTTTAATACCTCTGGGAGAGGTTCAGATTCACTTATTTTCATATTAATTTGCTTTGTGCTCCGTGAGGGACTCGAACCCACGGATGCTGGTATGTAAAACCAATGCAATAGCCGCTATGCGAACGGAGCAAAAATGGGGCGATTGAGGTTCGCCCCCGACCTGAATCCCGAACCTGCTCAACACAATTTCAACCGTTTCACGGATACCGAAATAAAAGGTACGCGCACCTATTAACCACAGACAATCTCCATTGCCGCCTCTATCCGTTCCCGGTGTGCGGCCTGCCCCAATAGCGCCGAGCGATTGCGGTTGGGTTTTTCGTGGACTATGTGGGCATCGAACCCACCTGTTGTTCCTCTGTGCAAGAGAGGCGACCACTCCGAGCAGTCCCACAGCCCATTATATTTAGTAACTCTGACGGGAGTCGAACCCGTAGTTTATGGGGCTTAAACCCATTGTGTCTGCCAATTCCACCACAGAGCCAAAATAAACTCACACCCCTTATCCCCCAACAGTCCGCCAAATACACTGTTTTTATGTGAGTTTGTAGGGAAAACGCGACTCGAACGCGCATTCTCTTGCTCCCAAAGCAAGCGGACTGACCATTCTCCCATTTCCCTGTTTGGCGAACTTTATCTGGGATACAACTTACCAGAAAGGTGTTTCTCATTATAGTCGCCAATGCCATGCTGCCCACCCCAAACAAGTTTCCGCACCGCAATAGGTCGAGCCTTGTAAAAGCTGTCGTTTCGGGTTAGCTCCGAATATGGCATTGCCTTTGAAAAATTTTTGAAGTATAGGCACATCGTTGTCAGCAAGAACTGCTGGTTAAAACCCAAGGAGACCTGATATATCAAGAGCATTGTGTGCCCCACCGCTTGTATCGTTTGTCAACCCACCACAAACTCACCTTCCCAAGTCAACAGCCGTATCCGACTTCAAACCTCTAAAGGTATGGTCTTTCCTTCATTGCACAACCTACCGCCTTATAAGTTCCCGGCAAAGAGAGGAAGAACGAGAACAGCAACAGTCCCCAGCCCTCCGCTCCTTTGAGCATGATGTATATTGCGCCACCTAACTGGACAATAGAAAATATCACTGCCAATATTGCTAAAAGTACTCTCATTCGTCGTTTTTGTTGAGGGGGCAGTCCAAGCACACTAACATGCCTCTGCATATCCCTAAATTACATGTGATAGAGGTTTGAAGTCCTTTTCCCGTCTGGTTAAACCTCGAAGCAAAGGTTCACACTCTGCTTGTGTCTGGAATAGCCCAAACCAAGAACAATAGTGCGGCGGTGCAACTCTTTCGTACAGTTTTTTGTCCCCACTGTCTCTCCGACCAATTGGCAAAACAACCTTGTAAAAAGTGGCTGTGTGAATACCTAAAATTAGGGATTTTAACCACAAACCTATCGAACACAAGCACTATCGTGTCACTCCTTTTTCAATCCTCATCTTGAGCGGAATCTCGGAATCGAACCGGGTTCTTAGACTTGGCAAGCCCACACATTACCTTTTGCCTATCCAGCAAGTTTTGTACTGGCGGAGGGACTCGAACCCCCGTTTTCAACTTACCGCTACGAGTATAGATGATATAAGCATCCATCGGTACGCCAGCATTTTATACTGCACTGAACTTATGTTCCCTTTTCTATGCTTTGTATATTTTGTTTTTTTAAAACAATATGATCATCAACAGCTCCCCGCGTAAAACTCATTTTGATATAAGTACCAAAAGTTTTACAAAAAAAGAATCGGTTGCACTGACCAATTGTGATAATGGCCCATGTCTGCACAAATATTTTAATGCTTTATTTTTGCATACCCCAAGAGACTCGAACTCTCAACGTTAGTTTTGGAGACTAAAATGTTACCATTACACCAAGGGTATGTAAAATTTACTGACATATATTTGCCAGTTTGTTTTCAACCACCACACCCGCCGCCAGTTAAGTTATAATTTGAGCCGAGTGTCAGACTCGAACTGACGCGGAGAACATTATCTCGACGGATTACAAATCCGCTGCCTTCGCCACTTGGCTAACTCGGCATAAACGGAATAAAGGCTCTGCCTGTTAAAAAATCACAAAAAACCAGTGCAGCCTCATTCCGGCAAGTGTCGTTTTTATCTTTGTGTTTACCTGTTCGTGACTTCTTTTACCCAAGCCACGATTTGAGGTTGAAACTTTGCAATAAGGTAGCCTGATGCTATCCCAATAAGTAATACCATAGTGCTTGTTTTTAGTGGTTTAATTGAATCCTACATCCCTTGAACACCGTTGTTGGTGATTCCCAGAGTGTAAGAAATTCTTTAAAAAAAGTTATCCTAAGAGGCCATCCTGCCCCGATTTCATTGAACATTCTTGAGCGTCTCACGGGAATCGAACCCGCACCTAAAGTTTGGAAGACTATCATGCTGACCGTTGAACACCAAAGACGCGCTAAATTCGGCAGTGCTGATGACTATTACCCCACTTGTTAACCCGGCCACTTGCCAGCCAGTAGTGCTTTCTCTCTTGATTACCTTGTAGTACAGTCCTTCGTCAAGAGTTTTGAGGGAAGGCTGGGACTCGAACCCAGACCTCGCAAATTAACAGTTTGCCGCTCTACCATTATGCTACCTTCCCAAAAATTTGCCGAGACTGGGGGACTCGAACCCCGACCTAACCATTATACGACAGCCTCGGCACTAATCTACTTAGTAAATCCAGTTTTCGACCATTTGATGTAGTCTTGCACCCACATCTCAAGTATTGGTGCAAGGACTTCGGAAGAATATGAGTCCACAAACTCGTGATATGACTCCTCATTTCCTTGAAACCTAAAGCGCACTACAAATTTTACAAAGTTCATTTTTTTACGTTTTGCGGTTTTTAACTTTCTTGAGCGACAGGCAAGTGTCCATCCAGACAGACCATGAACCGTCTTTGTTAATACTTCTTAAAGAACCCAGCAATCCACTTATTTAAACTATATCCGTTGAACCACATTATAGTGGCTACGCCAGCATAGATCGGAAGCAACAACACAACCGCTGCAAGCCACTTCCCAACTATCAGACACATTACGAGCATAATAACCAACATCAATGTTGGGAAACCTAAAATAAGGTTTATGGCCAAGTCAAAAAAATTGTTGCTGTTCATTTTATTTTTCTACCTTTAACCCAACCTTTTTCAAATTCATTCCGTACCCAACAAGGGTTATTTGATACGCCAAACAATGCTTCAAATTTTTACAAAAAAGTGGGAGTAGGAGGAATCGAACCTCCGATGGCTTATAAGGCTACGGTTTTACAGACCGCCTCAACCTACCAACAGTTGACATACTCCCAAAAATTGAAATAGAGGCCATGAGTGCCACCCCCGCGGAGGATAATAGGCCTCTCACCAATGCTCTCAACCATCACAGGGGCTTTTACGCATATCCCTCCCATTAAACTTTTGTTGCACAGACAGGACTCGAACCTGCATTCTCCCCTCTAAGCGCGGGGCGAGACTTGTTCTTTATCACGGGTTGAAAATTGAATAAAACACGGGCTTTTATTCGCGCTTATTAGCCTCGTGTTCTTTTCCTAAAACTTACCCATGTCCCAACAATTAGTCACGCTTCCTTGTTGGTCGAACTCCAATTTCTCCACTGTGCGGGGTTTTCTTTTGTGGCGTAGTTGGGAATCGAACCCAAACACCCTTACGGGTTCACAGGTTATGAGCCTGTGGAGGCATACCATCAGCCTTCATCCACGCTATTCTTTTATGTTGCACCAAAGGGAGTTGAACCCTTTCTTTGCTTCCTTATGAGATAAGCTGTCATCTCAGACAACTAATTGCCTATATACATTCCCTCCTACACCCCTCTTTCAAATTATGCCACAAAGGTACGTCAACTTTTTCACTTGTCAAGGACATTAACAATTTAATAACACTTTTGTTATGCGGTAATAGGATTAAGAGACAAGCAACCCGGCGACACGCTTGCGTATCCGTTTTGCTTCTTGTCTTTAGCGGCGAACCGCGTAATATGAATCGTCTCGCCGTAGTGGGGGTCGATTGTTTTTGAGTCAACTCTTACTGGTTCGTCGTCCCAATACAGAATTACTCCCCTTTTTATTTTTTTGTATTCCATTTTTTTACAAATTTACCGGCGTTAGAAAAATTCGCACAACGCAGCACTGCCGTAAATGCTGCGTGTGCCTTGCTCAGTCTGTGTCGTAATCTAACAGGACTTCAAACTTGTAGTCCTTCTGTTTGTAAAACGACATTATCCCGATTTGGCGAGGGCCACCTTTACGGTGACGAACCGCGAGCACGTCCCCATCTGGGGTTTCGTAAATGTCCGCCCATCGCACTTCTCCGCTTTTGAAGCGGATATGCTTGTCGCGATGGACAAGCTTTGCTTGGATTTCTACGGTGGAGGGGCCGTAGTTATATCCATGTGGGGTGTCTCCCCTCCAACCCTCGCCTATTTCATGGCGAACGATGAAAGGGGTTAATGAAGGGTTATACTCCAAATTTGTAGGCGCACTGCAAGTGCTGAAAGTGACTGTGCCCATTTTAGTTGTGATTCATTTACAGAAGGTTACGAACACGCCATTAATTGGGCGTGTTTGCGGGAACAGTGGATTATCTATCCACCTCCCTTGTGTGTTGCGGCCTTGCGCCGCAAGCAGTGCGGCGCTCTCGTATTTCGCAACGATTTTTTCTAAACGCCCTTCTGCGAAGCGTCTCTGCTCTTCTAAGGTGTAATCAGTTGACCCGTATCCGTGGTATAGTGCAATGCACATCGCCCATTCAGGCGAGCCGGCCCTTGCGCCTACCAGCTCAGGGTGCTTGGGGTCGTCTATCCACGCTTGCACGTCCTCAAGTGAGTCCGCGAAGTTCAGACTAAGACCCCCCATTGGGCCATGCCAGTTGGTGAGCATCTTGAACCCGTCAAGTAGGATCTGATTTTTTTCAAGAAATGTCATGGTAAAAACGCCGAATTGAACGGTTGCCGCCCTTTTTGATTATTTGATGCCACAAAGGTACACCAAATTATTCGCCCGCTTCATTGCGGTTGGTGGGCCAAAGGTACGTCAACTGTTAGTTGTACACAAATGCTTTAACAATTCATTTAGAAAAATTGAGGATTTGGCTTACAACCGGCGTATATCTAACTTATTACCTGCTGGTTTTGTCGCCAAAATCCTCTATCTCTAAATTTACCGCAAAGTTAAAGGTATCAGGACATTATTTCTAAATAAATATGTAAATATTTGAAAAAAATTTTTAGGTCACTGGATTAAACCTTTAGCCCGCGCCTAACGCACGAAAAGAGGAAACTCTTTCAGCACGTTTTAGTACAAATCTCGGTCACTTGTCCCGTCCAAGTTGTTTGAGCGGAAGAAGCCACAGTTGTCGATGTTGCGGCCTGTCAAATTATCGCCAGAGTGTTTTACTGCGCCGCTTAATATTGCCAACTGGCTGAAGTAACATACATGAGACATGTCTGACAACTTTCCACTACTACCGACCCCAAAACAAAAAGCATAAAGGTCAAAACTAACACCACCCACCTCATTCACATCCCACCCAAGCCCAACCTTCGAGGTCTTTAATCCCGGATTTCCTTTTGTCAGGTCAAGTCGTTGACTTTTTGCCACATTTACTGATGCTGTGCCCGTTTTTTACTGTTTTGGGGCTGCCCATGTTTCGGAGTAGCCCCATTTTGTTTAGTACATCGCTGCGGCACTGTTGATGTCGCCATTGAACCCGTTGCTCACTGCGCCGAATTTCCACTCACCGTTGTTTCGGTAGAGTTCTCCAAATACAACCCCTTCAAAGGTGCTATACTCTTCGCTCAAGTCGTAACGCACCAACTCTGTACCGGTGTCACCATCATAGCAGCGACAGAATGCGTTGCGCACCATGCCGAAGTTCTGGCCTCGGCTTGAAGCCTGATAGATGTTCACTGCGATAACCAATTTTTGAATGTTGGCCGGGACATCGTTCAAGTTTACTGTGATTGTCTCGTCGTCGCCGTCACCTGCACCAGTAAGGTTGTCCCCAGAGTGAGAAACTGCACCGTTGTAGATTTTCAACTTTCCGAAATAGCAAATGGAGTCCGCGTCGGGCACTTTGTTCTGGTCATTAAGACCAAATACAAAAGCATCGAGGTCAAAATCTACACCACTGCCTTTGTTTACGTCCCAACCAAGACCTACCTTTAGGGTCTTCAAACCGGGATTTCCTTTTGTCAGGTCAACTCTCTGACCTTTGGTAACGTTTACTGTTACTGCGCTCATGTTGTTTGTGTTGTTTAGTGTTGTTAATGTTATTAGCCTGCTTCAATTCCACACTCTTGTAGATATTAAAGCAAATCTCCGTGAGCCTTTTCAAAGAGCACTTCGCAGCCTGTGAAATTCCTCATCTTTTACTTCTTCGAGAGTGGTAGCATATTCTACCATGCCGTAATCAAAACCTTCGGTTTATATAACGTCTTCAATTATAGCCCTATCTTTCTTAGTCATTTTTTGTTCTTTTTCTTGGCCGCCCTTGTTTGGCCGCAGCATCCTGTAAGACTACATTATCGTTGCCTTGTGCGCCCACAGCACTTGTTTGCTTATTTGATGCACCAATTGGAAGAAATAGGAGCATAGTGGTCAAAGAGAATGCCATGTCAAACCATTCTGCTTCCAGCACATGATTGATTGCCCCTATGTGTAAAAAAGCCACAACTGCCGAAACTACCAATTTCAAGCCAATCAGGGCGATTACATAGTAAGCACGAGTTTCAAGCCAAGGGTGCTTTTCTACGAGCCTTGACATAGTTTGTGTAACAAACCTCATGGTCAATATTGCCATGAACACCGCCGCAATGATGACATATATATTGTCTGACATAGCAGATACAGCAAGCAGGTTGTCAACGCTGAATACAAAATCAAGCACCTCTACTTCTATGACCACAAGCCAGAATAGTGACAACGAAAGCCCCGTCCAGTTAATAGCCCTTTCAAGCCACCCAAAATCGCCCTCTTCGACAGAGTCCGGTTCTTTAGTAAAGTGAGTCCAGACAAGTCTCAGCAAATACGCGCCCCCAAGGACTTTTGCAAGCATCCCCCACTCCGGGTTTGCAAGCAGCCAACCTACTCCAAGAAGACTAAGGCCCCGGAAAAGATATGCCCCCCAGATACCGTATCTCAGGGCTTTTCCTCGGTCTTTTTGGTCGTGGAGTCTGTTCACACAGATAGCCAGCACTGCTGCGTTGTCAATTGACAGCACGCTTTCTAGTGCAAAAATAACCATGAAGGTAATGATAAGTTGAAAAATTAGTTGAAAATCCATTTAATCTGTTAAAATTGTTGTTAAGTAATTATAGTTCTCTTTGAACTTGTCCTCCATGTGATATGAGTTTCCCATAGCATAGTGCCAAAGGGTATCAACGAAGGTGTCAGACTGATATTGGATGAACACTTTAAACTCGTCATGTGGCGCAGCGAGTATGTACTTCACAACACGGGTGTTGAAGGCAAACTCCTCGTTCCTGATTATCTTCGATATGTCCATGAGGCCATGAATAGCATTCAGGTTTAGGTAGTCCTCGAAGTTTGCCTCTATGGCAGGGTCTTCTACGCTCGCATAATACAGATAGTAGCACAGGTTGTTGAGTTTGTAACTCTTGACCATCTTGTCTATCCTGCGCTCGTGAGAACCCGTCACACGAATGTCATCCAAAAATATCAGTATTTTGTCTTTTGCAAACTGGGAATCAATATGAAAAGAATCTTCCTCCATAACAGATTCCCTCTCCTCTACACTCATAGTACCGTAATCGGTAATGTACCCGCTGTTTCGGTAAATCTTACCTTCCTTCACAGGGGGCAAACCCTCTCCCACCAAATATTCGTTCAAATATTTGATGAAGTAATCCTTCATTACGAAAGTAGCAGTGGGAATGAAATTATATGGCGAAGGGAACACCATTATTTGTTTGTCCGGTAAATTATTCCTAAGAACTTGCTCCCAGAATCTTTTTGCAAGAGTCTTTCCGAATGCTCTCGCTACGGTCTTAGACCCATACTTGAATCGAGAATAGTCCGCTCGGTTAAAAGGAAGGTCATCCCTGTCAAAAATAGGACAAGCCGAAAAAGTAACTTTTTCCATTTACAACAAGTTGTGTATCTTTAAAAAATCTAAGTCTCTCTTTTCAACCAGCAAAAAGTTGGAGTTTGTGAGTTGACACATATAACCATCTGTTGCGGGATTGTCACCTACATGGAGTATTTGCTCAAACGAAGTTGCTCGGCAAGACTCTTGATTCAAGACATGGTTTAGGAAAAAGGGGTTTGGCTTAAAGTAACCTATGTGGTCTGAAAACACAACGAAATCGAAAACATTATAAACTCCCGTATTGCGGAGCATGGAGACAATACTATCTCCACTGATTAAACCGGTGTTACAACTGATTGATATGGATACGCCTCTGGATTTTAGGCCAAGCAGGTCGTTATTGCTAAATAAAGGAATAGGGGGGTTTTCGATGAAAACTCTGTTAGTTTCTTCGTAAAGCGCATTCGCTTTTGTTATTGAAGGAACTCCGAGTTGGTCAAGAAGGTGCCACGCTTGTGTTCGCGCATCCACCGTACACATGGTCTTCTCTGAAAGAGAGTCGCACAATTCCTTAGCGCGCTTTGCGGCACTGTGCGTATGCTCAGGGCTTATACCATGGCTCTTCTGAATAAAGCCTGCGCGCTGTGCCCTAAAGTTAGGATTGACTCTGTAAAGAGTGTCCCAAAAATCGAAAGAAACGTGTTTTATCACTGGAAATATATGTTATGTCTTGAGTACATTTCAAGATAAAATTCCAGCTTTTCGTCTGGAACTCTTGTCTTATCGAGAGCAGGGCTTCCAGAACAAACAAGCGCCCCTGTCTTTTTTTCTTTGCAAGTCAACTCGCCCCCGTTGAACCTTGCATATAGTATAGTGCCGTCTTCGCAAGACATTTCCCAAATTTGGGGGTCTTTGCAAGTACACACCACGCTTTCTCTCTTTACGCGGTACATAGGCTCGTGGTTATCCGGGGACAAAAGCCTGCCTATGAGAGTATAGGCTCTGTCTTTGTTTTCTGGGCGCATCCTACTTGTGTTTTATGTTCCCCATTTTTGTTTTCACGTTACCTCCGACGTTACCACAATCCACATTACCCATACCGGTTTCAACATCTCCCGTAACATTTCCACAATGGATTGAACCTTGTGTGGTTTTCACGTTACCACCAACGTCTCCGCACTCAATCTTGCCTTGTGATGTATCTACGTTGCCTGAAACGCTCCCATTGACTTTGATGGAGAAAGGGCCTCCTTTGACTGTTCTCAAATTACCGTCAATATCTACCTGAAACAGGCCAAGGTCTCCGCTAATAGAGATAACCACGTCCCTGCCTTCAACAGGTATTTCTACTCCGTTTACTTTCAGTGTAGCACCTCTTACATCATTTCTGCCGAAATTGAATATACCCATTTTATTTGTTTTTGAGATTCTGGCTGGAATCGAACCAAGCATAAAATGTTTTGCAGACATTTTCCTTACCAATCGGACACAGAATCATTTAAAACTTAGATAGACAGGACTTAATACCTGCATGGAAGATATGCACTGTTGTTTTGGGGGTGGCCGTACCCGTTAACATACTCCTCTCCCTTACTTTTTAGCGTCTAATTCCGCCACTATCTAAGTTTAGTCGGGAGAACTGGACTCGAACCAGCAACCTCGCTCCACCAAAGCGCGTATTCTAACCAATTGAAATACCTCCCTAAATCGCAACCTTAGAACCCGCCTCCCGTGTACTTCCAGTTGCTAAAGTTCCTCCTCGTGCCCTTACTCTTCAAGTGAAGCAAGTTCTTTCTTGAGGTCTTCCAAAGTCTTACCCTTGTCTTCCTCTGTTGCAATCCTTGCCCTCAACTGTGCGGCCTTCTTAGCCCTATCGGCCCTTAATGCGGCTTTTTCGTCTTGGTCGAGCCTGAAACCAATCAAAAGGTTGATAAACTCAGCCCAAGAATCGAACCTGCTCTTAGCCCTCTGTTGTGCGGCAGACATGCTCCACTCGTCAGCATCTTCCAAGTCCTGCTTGGCTTTGCGGGCCTGTTTAAGCAATGCCCTCAATGTGCTAATTGCAGTTTCGTTGAGCAATGTGTAAGGGTTCAATGTGTTCGCACCGAACTTTCCTTCCAAAACCTCGCCCTCGAATGACAGTTGAACATATAACTCCTGCAATCGAGCCAAGTTCTCCTTTGTAAATTCCTTTTGCATTTTTAATCCTGTTATGTGTTTTTTAAAAAGAGGGAGGGGACGCGCAGAACACTCCTGTTCCGATGCCTTTTTTTATTTAGTGTCGAGGTCGGACATACTCGATTGCAGTGGAGGTTGCCCCCCCCTCATGTTGTCAAATTACGTTCTGTCTTACCAACTCGTAACGGTTACTTTCGTACAACGCCTTGAGCGGCAAGTAGGTGTCTATGATGTCCAAGTCGTGGATCTTGGTGAACACCTGATTGATAATCCCCATATTCCACCCCATGAAGTGTAAAGTGTTTGGGCATCCAGCGAACTTGTCCTTCACAGGAAGGCCTGTGTTAACGTCCCACACTACCACCACACCGTCCCACCCGTACTTGAGCATTTCCCTACGAAACTGCATCATGGAAGATGCTGCGTCCCTCGAAGAGTTCAAGTCACCGTCACTTATTACAACGAACACCGGGTAGCGCTGCAACTGTTCTATCTTGTGCTGACGTGTGTCGGGGTCAGATTCAATCCACCTGCTGAACGCCTGTGGCACTGTCGCAAGGTTTGTTCCGCCGTGACCTGCGTTTACGAGCGACTGTATGCTCTCATAATTGGCTGAGAACGTTTTTGTGCGGTCAACCAAGCGGCCAACCTTTACGTCCTTACCTTGCATGAACCTGTTCTGTTTCTTAGTACCCGTTGCGCCGTCAGTGATGATGTCACAGGATGTTCCGAAACGAATGAGCAAGTCGTCAACCTCGTTGCTTGGGTTCTTGAGCATTGCCACCGTTGACAAGAATGCTGCTATTTTGTAAGGTGGGATGTTTGCGCCGTTCTTACCCTTCACCCCAGAGTAACCACTTCCCATAGAACCAGAGCAGTCAACTATTGTCAACACAGGTACTTCAAAGGTGATTTTGTCAAGTATCGATTGCACCTGAATGTCAATTTCCCTTCCGTTCTTTGCAGAACTCAAGATTGCGTCCATTTCGTCAAACAGGCTCGTCGCACCGGTATTGACCTTTGCGGCCTTTTTGACCGCAGCCAATTGTGCTCTGTCTTCTTCGGTAGCAGTTCCCTGCCTAACCTTTTCTGTCAAATCACGCTGCTCCTGCTGCAACTTCTCCTTAGACTTTTCCCAAGAAAGGAACGTGCCGCCCAAGTCCTTGCCGAACTTGTTAATCCACTTGCCTTTGAGAGCATTTTCCTTTGTAAGCAAACGCCTACGAACACGGTATCGTGCGCCGGATGGGAGTTTGTCAAGAAATTCGTAAAACTGTGTTTCGTCGTACTCCTTAATCTTTCCTGTGGAAAATAGCACGGACTCAAGGTCGGTGTTGTTCTCCCTCTTCCAAGCCTTCATTCCCAAGAAATCAACCCAGCCGCCCTTCTTCACATAAGCCCACCCCATTTCGTCAGAAAGCAAAGCGTAGAACGCTTGCTTCAACTCCATGTTCTTCTTTGTTGCGGCTTGGAGGTCACGGTGGCCGATCTTCTCCTTTGTCTTCCTATCAACTTTCTGTCGCTTACTTGTCCTTACGTTCGTAAGGAACTTAGCGACCAACTGGTTGTCCATAGGGTTGCCCCTGCGGATGATGCCAGCAATGTAGGATGCAATCGTGGAAAGGTCTGTGCCTTCCATGAAGTTAACCGTCTCTGTGATGGTCTTCTTTCCAGCCTGTGTCTTCACCCTCACGCCCAAGATATTGTCAAGAGTAGTGTACTGACGGATTGCGTCAGAGGTGAGGAACTTCTCGTACTGCTTTGGAGCGTTATTCTTCGCCCACTTGAGGATTGTCTGGAATGCACCACGGTGAGCAGATCCGCCGTTATCTACTTTTGTGCCTCGGAATGCGTTGTGCTGCCTGTTGGAAATGTCACCGCACGAGAAAGCGATAACCCAGAACAACTCTCTTTCCTCCTTAATTGTGCAACTCTTCCAAGTTGTAGTCAACAAAGTATCTGTGACCTTACCAGACTGTGCAGCCTGATAGAACTCTAATAGTTGGCTTTTCCCGTAGAACGGGTTTTCACTTGCGGCATTCCGCATCTTACTTGTCAAGTCAATCATTGTAAGTGAAAAATTAAAAAAGGTTTAAAAATATCCCTTTACGTTCCAAAGGGCAAGCAGGTTTAGTCGCGGACTCTCCTTCCCCCAAATGCCTCTTTTAAGATAGCCGTCATTGCTGACCTATCGAGTCTGATATTCTGGATTTCTTCACAGTGACTATCTGTGATGGCAATCGTGGGGTGTGGTGGATTTGAACCGACCTTAGACATTTTATAAAAATGTTTTATAACCATAGTTAGAGTTTGTAAGTGGACTTTTCCGCTACATTTCTACACCCCGTTATTGGATTAAAAAATAGTTACTTGAGTTTTTGATCGGCTGTTCTACCAACTGAACTACCCTTTCGGGGAGGGACTCTAACCCACGACTCGCTGAGTTTTTATGTCAAGAGATTGTAAGTAACTAAGGTGTTGTGGCCACAACAGGGGTCGAACCTGTAAGTCTTCTGTTTAGGAAACAGACGTGTTATCCATTACACTATGCGGCCATAAAAAGTCACTGTATGGTCAACTTATCAGTTTGCTGCTTCAAGAGCGGAAGTTATTGTAAGTGACTTATTCTTACCCCAAAAAGTTTGATTGCTCAAGGATTAATGGGAATGTTTGCAGAGTCCGCTGGACTTGAACCAGCACTACGTCCTTGGGGTGGATTTGTGTAAAGATATTGTAAGCAAAACTGCCTACTTGATGCTTTACGGGTGCTACATTACAATAGAACTCTGTTTGTATTTGCTGGGGGTTCTTCTTATCAGGAAGAGCAGTCCTTTTGAAAGGAACTGAAAAAGGTATTGTAAGTGACAAGTTCAAACCTTATGAACCTTTTGTGAGCCACTGACCACAAACCCCCAGCAATCTACTATGTTTAAATTTCGCCGCAAAGGTATATAATACTTTTGACACTGCCAAATTTATTTTCAAATATTTTATCGAGACCTTGGTTTTGCCACTTCTGGCATACTGTTTAGGTCTTTAATCTTGGCTTCGTTTGCATCTCTTACTGCCTGAGTTAAGTATTGACTCTTCTCAAGGTAGTACTTATGTTGAAGCCATGAGCCATAGTCCAAGTTTCCACGCTTCCTGTTACACTTCTTGCAACAGGTAAGTAGGTTCTTTGCGTGTGTTGCTCCACCAGTTTCCCATGTTTTGATGTGGTCAACTGTCAAGGGTTGGTTGTCAATGCCACAGTAACGACATTTGTACTTATCCCTTCGGTAAACCTGCCAGCAAATCTTTTGGTCAAGTTGTCTCTGACCCTTTCTCAGAAGCACACCAGCCTCTCCCATCACATTGCACTTGTCCATTTGATCTTGTAACTCGTACCATTCTTGGATAGTAGGTTCAACAAGAGAAACGTCTGAATCTGCCTTTTCGTTAGGTAACATCACTACAACGTCTCCCCCGTCTGCATTTTCCATGACCAACCCTTTTATGTTGATCTTGTTACCCCAGTCAAGTATGGGAATATCTTTAAATTGTACTCTTTTCATTACTTCCATAGTGCGGCTATAAGCCCGTCAAAGAATCCGGCAAAGAATAGTAACAGTATCGAAATAAAATCCCATAGCCTGACTTTAGAGGTGAATGTGTCTTTCGTCTTATCTGATGACATTGCTACTACTGTAAACTGCTTCCATAACACCAATAACACGCCAACCAGTATAATGTGTATGCTAACGTCAACCACATATAGAACCTCAAATAAACCCCAAGACAGGAATCCAGATAAGATCACTACCACCAACTCTGTCGAGTACCTGAACAGTTCTATAATCGCGCTCACCTTTATGTTACTTTTCTTGTACCCTATCAAATCCTTGGTGAGGAAAGATATAAATAAAAATAGCACGAAAAACTGTGTCCAAAACTGCGTTAAAATATCCATTCGTTAGGTTTGTTTACAAAATAAATCCACTTTAATTTAAAAAGATTTCAAGCCTTTCGTCTAACCATTTGACTAATCTCCCTGTGAAGGGAAATATTGGAATCGAACCAATATATTTTAGGTATTGTAAGTGGATTATCTTTTAGACCTTAGTCTCTTCTGTCGGACATCGAGGAGTCGAACCTCGTCTTGCACCTCCTAATGGTTTGCGGTAAAAGTATTGTAAGTGAAATTTCCACTTGTTGCGTTTTACCGTGCTGCCGTTACACTAATGCCCGAATATTTAAAGGTTAGACAGGGTTTGATACCTATGTGTAGAATCTCTTGTTTGTTGGGCTCAGACCCGTGCCATCCAGCACCACAATAGCCTTCTACCTGCCCAAGAGATAGCGTCTAACTTCCGCTACTAACCTTTAAGGTTTGTCCCACCCAACTATCCTCAAAATGGTATCCCGGCATAGGCCAGACCCCATAAATAGCATGGGTGATTAGATTTTCAATATGTGTCAGTGGACATCCATCAAACAAAACGTTCAACAAAACCCAAGACACGAACAGAATTCCGGCTCTCTTTAGAGAGTCTTTCCATCCCTTAGACTTGTAAAGCATCAAGAATATAAAACCCCCTTGAGCAATCAAGATGTGAACGGAAAACGTCAGTTTGCAAAAACCTGATATGTTCGCGCGTGTTCGGTACGAATCGAACGTACAATCAGAGGACTCATCAGACCCCCCCCCCTCTTTGCCCATTAAGAGTACAAACACATAATAAGACACTTATTTGTTTGATTTTGCTGGACTCGAACCAGCGACCTAAGTACCTTGAAAACTTTGCCCTACCAACTGGGCGAAAAATCTTAAAAGAAAGTATTGTAAGTGTCTTTTTTTGAACCTATTGGTTCTTTTGCTGTGATGTTTGGACTCGAACCAAAACCAAGACTTCCAAAGAGTCTCATGCTGAACCATTACACTACACCACACATTGTATTCTCTTCAACGTTTTCAAGACGCACATGCACACTCAATTGCGACCCTCCATTAGTTGTAATAAAACCTTGAGTGTTAAGGTCTAACCCAGTCATTTTAGAACCTTTCGGTTCATACACACACACCCCTTTTCAGAGAAGTAAACTGGACTGCCACAGATTTAAGGCATCTGCTACCACTACAACACGGCCCATAGACTACTCTTTTCATATCACCTCCCTTGCGAGGTTCACAGGTTGCGGCCTGTTAGGGAGACATTACTCATTTCACCTCTACACCTTTCCTTGCGGTACTCAATGCAGCCCCCATATTGCAGGGGGATAAGGCAATTTTTGCCGCGCTGTCCCACACACTTTTGCTTGTAGTTTCAATTCTTGTTACCAAAAAACAATGTTGAAATGATTTCCTCAGTTGGGTCTGGAAGACGGGGTGTGGGTTTATAACCATGCTGGCTTTGGGCCAGTTTAGGTTAAACCGCCTTCCTGCTTTCGCCGTGTCAAGGCTACTTGCTTTTTTTGTCCTTGTTCCAGATTTTTCAATCCCTTGACCGCCGCCAAGGTAGGTGTTGCGCACCCGTAGGATAGAACTAAAATACCTGCAACCCGCTGTCCGACGAGACATTGAGTCACAGACCAGCCGACTATCTATCGCCCTTTCGGACTCAACCCACGCCCAACCAAGCGCAGGTCAACCACCCTACCGTCTCACCGTTGGCCTGACGTTACGGGCAGTTGGTTGTCAACTGCTTTTCTTTGGAGGGACAAGTCCCCGCCAGCACCTATTTGGAATTAGTGCCGACTTTATACCGCTCTCGCGGTTTATCCATCCTCCCGAAGGAGGCAGTGGAGAAAGCCCACTGTACTTTCTTCATGTCAATGAACAGCCTGATTCCGAGTCACCAGCATCAAATATCTGGGAGAGGGAGTGTCAGGACTGGGAGCATAACGAGTATCGAACTCGCTTGAGGCTTTTACACCTGTCAGGGGTCACAACCCTGTCCGTTTCCATAAACGGGTTATATGCTCCATATCGAATATTCGTCCCTGCATCAAGGAAACCATAACTTCCTCCTCTTTGTACTTCATTTCCTCAAATATGGCTTGAGGTCACAGGGCGAATATCCTATGTTGTCTCGTATGGATTTGAACCACAAACTTCTGATTCAGAGTCAGAGATGTTACCGTTACACCACGAGACAATGTTTAACCTAATGCTTGAATAAGCAGTACAGTTATCTTTGCGAGAACAGCCAAGATGACGATAGTCTTGTAGTTCTTGCGCATGAAAACAAATAATTGTTTCATTTTACAAACTTTTGCTTCTTTCCAAGGACTCGAACCCTGACCAAGCCTTTTGAGCCTGTGCTACCGTTACACCAGAAAGATTCATCACATACATTTCCCCTACCAGAGGTACTTAATATACGATGTCAAGATTTAAACCTACTACGCCTCTGGTACGACTTTCGGTTTAGCCCTTGTGCGTCTGGAAGGCATCGAACCTTCGCAACCCGGATTAAGAGTCCGGTACTCTACCAACTAAGTTACAGACGCAATATGTTTTAGAAATCCTGTACAGAGAATCACACTCTGTATCGAATGCGACACTGCCTCCTAAACTAACAGGCAAGGTTTCGACACCGACTGGCAGGAAGTTGTCCTATCATGCTCACTACTTTGGTTGTGCTGCCATAAGACCTTTTCGTTATTTCTTTTTGTGCCCTCGGCAGGATTTGAACCTGCGATGGAGAATAAATCTCGCCGGATTAAAAGTCCGAGCCGTTCGACCTGACTACGGGAACGAGGGCACTATCTACTTGTTCTTTGCTCTGCCACCATCTTCTCAAGTTCTTTCTTTTTCGTTCTTATCTTAATCATAGCAGCCTCAAGTGCCGCTTCATAGGATTCAAACTTCCAATCACTACTAAAATAGCCGGGGGATTTAACACAAAACCCCCATGTATATGGCCAGTTTCCAAATTTAGCGTACCTTATCCCCACCTCATACCTGTCTTCAGTCCCTACCGTAAAGTAAGGTATTTTTGTTGTGGACATGGAACTCTCTGGGTGGTTTTTGAATCTTTCCGTGAGAGCCAAACACTCTTCTTTTGCTCGATCGCTCGGTATAAATGCCATAACCTAATAATTTAACACAAAGGTACGGAATATTTTACAATCCTCCAAACTTTGTGGCTTTTTTGAAAAAGTTTGCAATTTACTTTTCACGACATCGTACAAAAGAAATTACGAAAGAAAACCCAGTCGTAGTGCCAACGGGAATCGAACCCGCATCGCCTGATTGAAAGTCAGACATCCTTAACCATTAGACGATGGCACCAAATTCTCAACAAAGGTACATCATCTTTTTGATGTTTGCAAGTCCATTAACAACTTAATAACAATTTATTAAAGATAAAATTTGGTAGTTGTACGGCACGCACATGGTGTTTTACGCTACGGTGAAATTGATAGTTTGCGTCATGTAGAACTTATCTACTTTCGGCGATTTAAGGATATGTCCTCTGTCAATTCCCAAGATTCAGTTAATTAATGAGGTCTACTCTACACCTTTCGGCCTGATTTTCTTCCAGTGTTCCAGTTCACTACTTACCTCAATAATTCTGAACATCCATCTACACAACAAAACAATTTGATAAGTCATGTTTGGAAAGCCAAACGCTATATCTACAAGGTTTACGCTTTTGAGCGTTTTGTGGACACATTGATTCCTTTGTTTTTAAGGAATGTCTTAACCAGTTTCCACCAACGATTTCCAGCGTACTCTTGGAAGGTAGTTGCTTTCATGGCAATATCCTTTAAATGAAAAATGTGCCACAAAGTTACGAGACTCGGTGGCACATCTGCAAGTGTTTATAAAGCATTTGCTTTTTATTAACACGTGCGACGGCCTCCCCTAAACGATTGCGGTTTCTCTGAACAGTGCCTAAATTTTGTCATTAGTCTATCTCGATGTTTTTTGGGAGGTACTTTCTTTCGTACCTGCTCTTTCTTTGGTTGTATGCGATTACGAATAAGGTTTTTGTACTGTTGTCCAAATAGACAGTATTGTACTTGATCACCTTGCCTTTAACCTTTTCGGAAAACTTGGCCTTGGTTATCGTTGACCCAGTTTTTAGTCGTATTGAGTCTTGCTTGGTCTGCGATTTGGCAGCCACAAGCGACACTATAACTATCAAAAAAATTTGAAATACCTTAATCACGTTCTTTGTAGCTGATAAAGTAAACACAAAACCTCCGCCCAAAAAAGAGATACAGCATTTAGTCCGGCATTTACTGGCGTGTTCCAGTTAATTGATAAACAGATGCCCTCGTTTCATGTTTTTTGTGTTTTTGCGGAGAGTGTGGGGATCGAACCCACGCACCGGTTTTTGCCCGGCCTAACGATTTAGCAAACCGCCCCCTTATAACCGCTTGGGTAACTCTCCGAAATAAATCCACAAGGTTCACTGTACCAATTAAGTCTTTAGTGCTGTGTTTGTGGTTTTCCAACATACTTTTGTACCCCGTAGAGGACTCGAACCCCTATTATCGACTTAGAAGATCGCTGTCCTTCCTTTGGACGAACGGGGCGTTGTTTTGTTGTACTCTCGCCGGGTAACGATTCCAGTTTTCCACCTTATCAGAGTGACGTTATAACCATTTCTACTACGAGAGCATACTTTTACTGTGCCAGATACCAGAGTCGAACTGGTAGAATCAAGTTTCTAAAACTTGCACGGTTGCCAATTACGTCAATCTGGCTTATCAAAATAATTTTAAGTGATATTTTCTTTATGGTCTGATAATTCGCCCCCTTGCAGCAAGTCCTAATTTCCTGCCAATTGGCCTGCTGCGCCACCCTATCAGAAAGATAGGACTCCATTTGCTCTATAACACCATTTGGGGGGTGTTTCTCTTAGACCTAACCTGTAATCTTCACACTCAAGTCCGAACCTCTCAAGGTTTTCTACACTGCCATACAACCCCTCCCTGAATATACGGTATAGGAATGATCCTATTTCTATGATTTTCCCATCCTTTACGCAAAGGACACTTTGATATTCAGTATCAACGTGCCCATACTGAACAGTTGCTGTTGGGTCTGCTACCTTGGACAGCATGGCCTTAGATAACTCTTCAAATTGCATGTTTAGTAAAATTATACCGCAAAGGTAGTGGCAAACCTTTCAACAAAACAAGCCCATTAACATTTCGTTTGCAACTTAGTCTTTTTCAACCTGTATAACTGCCTTGTCCTGAACCCTATTGTTTGTGACAACGATTGATGGAGAGTATGTTTGTGGGTACTCAGTTGCCAACAAAGACTTGTTCCCAATCTTGAAAACCGCCTTTGTGTCATTTGCTGTTGGGGACCAGTAGAAATACTTCTTGTTCAAACCCCGCCTAAACTCAAGTATTGTCACTCCTGTGATACTTTTGTCCGACGAGTAGGTGTAGCCGTTTAACTCCTTTACAAGCCACTGTAGGCCGAAATAAGAAGGTTTCTTGCCAAAGGAAGTCCCTACGCTCGGCACTTGTCCGTACATGATGCCAGAAGAGGTGAAAAGGTTGCCCGATGATGCGGAATTTTCATCTATCCCGTTAAACAAAAACAACTTGTCCATTCCGCTACTTAACCCAATCAGAAATATACGCTGCAGCCACCAAGACTGTAATTCTTCGGCAGTATGTGTTGTGTACGTCTGGACATACTGGCAAATCCAATCGTTTGCGGGCGCTTGTGTGTCATACCCAAACTCTCCATACCAAACCTCTGTCCCTTTAGGTAGGTTTTGTCTTACATATTGATTTAGGTCTTTGAGCCTGTACCCGAGCTTATCTTGTTCTGGGCATACCCCCCTCCCTCTTACCAAATTTACGGAATGGCTCGGCCAACTTGGGTTTGAAAGGTTGGAGTAGTGGTGTACCTGAATTACATCTGCGCAGAACCTTTTGTCTTTTCTGTTTGCTTCAAACCACTTCTTCATACCGTCTATATATGCGAGGTTTATCTCGGCAAGACCGGGAAGCACTACTTTTATGTTTGGGTCAGCGTTCTTAACACCTGCACACGTCCCAAGCAGCCCCTCATGTCCGTCCCAAACAGCAGACATCATAGCTGCAAGTTGTTCTGGTGTGTATTTGTGCAAGTCATCGTTCCACGGCCTGTCTGGTTCATTCTCAAACTCAATGTAGGCAAGTAGATTAAGCCCAGACTTCTTTTCGTTTATAACATCGCCATTCCATCTTGGGGTCTGGTTAACCTTTAGTAAACTGTCTGGATATTTCTTGCTTCCGTACCTTGCCCCATATTGCCACGCAAACTGTGCTATATCTATATACTCCTCTGGCCTGTTTCCCGCGAACTCTGGAAAGCACATTCTCCTACTATTTTCAGATGACATCCAATTCGGAATTGTATTTATGCACGGGAAAGCGTTTACCCCAAGATTCTTTGCAGCCGTAAAGTACTTATCATAGTTGGCATCCGCCTGATAACTTGGGTCGACCATTATACCAGACGTAGTCCAAGTCCACTGTGACATTTCATAAATCCTCATGTTTGGAAATATTAAAAGGTCATTTGGAATCCAATGAAATCCGTTCATTCCCAGCTTTTTAGCATCCCCAGTCAGGTTCTTAATGATTACTGGAGTCGGTGTTGGCGGCGCTACTACGTCCTTACCTCCAAAAAACTCAATCTCCATGACCGGCATGTCTCCTTGAATGTCTGATATAGTAAATATCACATATTGGGACTTCACCCCTGTGGAGACATGTCGCTCTCCCCAGACAAGATAGTTGTCGAGGCTTATAGTAAGCAGCGGGGTGTTTGTTGACCCGTTCGATTGCGTCAGCCCAAGCGTAGGCTTTCCGACCGCATCAAACCACCTAACCTTCGATATTGTCACAGGTTCTCCAAAATCGAACTGAACCTTTACCGGGTACTTGCTCGCATCCCAGCCCGGAAACCAACCTGTTTCTGTTTTTCCGTCTAAAAGCAACTCCACTCCTTCAGGCTTCCCAGACAAAACAGTTGCTTTAGGGGTCAATTTATTCTGCGCCATCAAAAAGACCGAAGTCAAGAGCAATAATATAGTTAAAAAATTTCTCATCAATATTGTACTATTTGTTTGTTTGATTTTATGAAACCCACAATAGAGTCATCGTAGTTTAGCATTATGTCATCTATCCCATAGTAGTGGTAGTCAAGGTTTCCTTTCATAATGTCGTTGTACAAGGTCTCTTCCTCGGTTAATATTCTTGGAATCCTGTCTACCCCACTATCAAACACCCCTGCCCACTGAAAGCCGTTAGTTGGGGTGTAGCTATCGTACTCTGTTTTTTTTATCTTACGACCGAGCGCGGCTTTCAGTACGAAATTCTGACACTCAAGCATGAGCAGTTTTGAGAGCAAAGAGTTTTGCCCCCTCAGAGTCCTGACCATCCAAACCAAATTGTATAGTGCAAAATGTGGATATAGCAGTTTCTGATAAATCCAGCGCCTTGCTCCCGTCCACAATTTAAACTCCCTTGTGGGGATTTCTGCCGTGTCGTACCTTTTCACTCCGAGTATTTTTCTCAAGGTGAAATTCCACGGTATGACCACCACAAACATGAGTAAATTCAACAATAAAAACAGCTCTCTGAGTATGAACCTTCTAACAGTTTTGCCTTCTAACTCTGCCTTTAGTGCTTTTTGCCATAACCAGAAATCAAGTGTCTGCCAATATCTCCTTGACAGTTGAAGCGGTAGGTTGTTGAGTATGCGCAGCAACTCTTCCCTGTCTCTATTTACATACAACGCGAGTATTATCGCTGATACGTGGTCTCTTGACATTGTATCCGCCCCTTCTCCGGGATATCTGTAAAACTGCACGTAGCCGTCATCTCTAACTTTTACACACGACATCAGAGTGTCTTTAAGATACGGGTCATTTGGCCAGAATATGTACGCAAAAGCATTTCTGCCAATCGAGTCTCCCTTGCTCCAAGGAACAAGGCCGTCTTCAAGCAGAAGACCATTCTCATCAAACGCCCAAAAGCTCTTAGTGTACTCTCTATTTAGCACATTTTACTCCGCAATTAGTGTAATATACATATACAACCGCTCCTAAAAAAAAGAAAGGGAAGGGCGTTTGGCCGCTCCCCATCCCTTTACTGCACTTTATGCTGTTGAATCTGTGCTTTCCGTCGAGCCTTTTCTTCTAAGTGAAACTTCTGATACTTTTGAACCTTCAATTTGAATAAATAAAACTCCCTGTCTTCCTTAGCTTGGTCCCACTCTTTGTCTGCATAGAAAAACCTTGGGCAATGCTTTCCGCTCACATCGTGGTGTCGTACAACTCTACTAATGTCTAACCCCTTGTTAACAAGTTGCCACCCCAATTGCTGTGCGGTTGTTTCTATTATTAAGGAGTCGTTTCTCCCA